TCCATGTACCCCGAGCGAGTCATCCTCAGTCCGAGTGTTGATGGCTCTCCGCTTGGACTACTCCACCCCTCGCTCGGGGTACATGGTCTTTGATTTTTGCGTAAAAAGTCTCACCTAATCGGGTGAAAGTCTAAGAAACTAGAAAGGAAGTGTTCAAATGAGCCAGGTTGTGAAGAGCCTGACCGTGGTAAGTCAGTCCGCTCCGACTCAGAACATGGTTTCGGAGCAGGTTGCCCTGTTCGATTCCACTGGTGAGCCCGTCACCCCGTTCTCTGTTGAGTCGAACCAGGTCGCCGCTCGTGCAGATGCTGCTGCGGCGACCTCCACTGATGCTGCTGGCGCTACTCCGACTAAGGCCGAGTTCGATGCTCTGCGTGCGGACTATCTGGCGCTTCGTACTGTGGTCAACGACCTCCTTGCGAAGATGCGTACGGCCAACGTTCTCGATTCCTGAGCACATCCTTCATTTTTACTGAAACTTTCTCAATTCGAAGGAGTTGAAATGCCACCTCGCCAAAGGAGAGAGCCGGAAGAGCTATTCCCCAAGCTCAAGGCGGCCAGAACTCCGAAGGAACGAGAGAACCAGATGATTGACCTGGCCGACAGACTTGCCGAGAAGCAACTTCGGGAAGGCACCGCGTCGGCCCAGGTCATGGTTCACTATCTTAAGCTCGGCTCCTCTAGAGAAAAGCTTGAGCAAAGGAAGCTAGAGATAGAAGCCGAGCTCTCGTCGAAGAAGATTGAAGTAATGGCTCAGGCCAACCGAATCGAAGAGCTCATGACTAACGCCATCGCTGCATTCAAGTCATATGGGGGCGGTGACGATTCGGATGAGGGCTACGAAGACCACCCGGAGAATCCGCACTTATTCTGAGCTTCGTCGACTAGAGACTCTTCGAGAGCGATTCGACTACCTCAGACTCGGTGGCTATGTTGGAGACACAACCTTCGGGTCCGATCGCTATATTAATCAAGCATTCTACCGTTCCAAGGAATGGCGAGACCTTCGTTGGCATGTCATAGCTCGAGACAACGGTTGCGACCTCGGTCATCCAGACTTTGTTATTCCACACAGAGTGACGATTCACCATTTGAATCCGATGCGACCTAGCGACATCGTGAACGATGACGAGATGATCCTCAACCCCGAGTATCTCATCACCACAACGCTCTTGACGCATAACGCCATCCACTACGGAGACTCGTCACTGCTTCCACAGCCTCTTATTCAGCGACATGCTGGCGACACGAAACTCTGGTAGCCATGGAAGATCCTCGCCCCGACTGGGACACATATTATCTGAGCATTGCCGCAGTCGTATCTTCTCGAGCAGACTGTACAAGGCGTCAAGTTGGTGCGGTTATTGTCCAGGGGGATAGGATTGTATCAACCGGCTACAATGGGGCTCCAGCGGGCAAACCAGGGTGCTTAACGGCGGCTGCCTGTCCACGTGGTCGGATGAGCAAAACCGATATTCTTCCCGGTTCTAGCTATGACACTGGCGCTGGAGCGTGTATCGCACTCCATGCCGAGCAGAATGCCATCATCCGTGCCGGTCTCGACGCTCGTGGATCCACTCTCTATCTAACCCATCCCCCTTGCGACGGTTGCGGTCGTCTGATCGAAGGATCTGGCATTGCTCGAGTCGTCTACATGAAAGAGGAAGACTTAAACAATGCGAGTCAAGCTGATCGCCAAGACCATAACGGTCGACACTATCCCCGGTTATCAAGTTCATCCCGACGATCAGTTCTATCCGACCGACGCCGATGATCTGGCAGAGCAGGCAGGACGTCTCTGTTATGAAGCCTGGGTTCGTCTAAACCCCAAGACCTTCACCAACAAGGGCTACATCAAGAACATCTTGGACCTGGGCCACTACTCGGTTCTCGAACACTCGAGTGCGACGTTCTACCTTGATGGTGTCACACGGGCTTTCCTTTTGGAACTGGAGCGACACCGGCATCTGTCCTACTCGGTTGTCAGTCAGCGGTACGTTCCTGGATCCAGCTTTACCTTCGTGATGCATCCGGTTCTGGTCAAGCTCAGCCAGGCGACCAAGGATCGAATCACAGCTTTGAATGCCGACGCACATGCTCTATACGAGGACATCGTCATTGAGCTGATGGAACTCAATGCTGAAGAGGACGTCAGTCCTCACGCTTTGAAGAAGATCGCTCGAGGCGCAGCCCGTACGGTCCTTCCTGAGGGTACCGAGACTCGAATCTTGGTGTCAGGAAACATGCGAGCTTGGCTTGAGGTTCTGTGGAAGCGAATCTCTCCGACTGCGGATCAGGAGATCTGCGATGTGTCTCGTCTGATCCTCAATGAGCTCATGACGATCGCGCCGAATACTTGTCAGGACCTAAAGGCTCTGACTGCTTAGTAAGGAGTGTCAAAATGGGAGAAGAGAAGGACGGTTGTTGCGACGGCACTACCGATCTCGACGCTCTTGAACTCGATGAGGCCGAAGCTAACTTCGAGGTGGAAGAGACGAACGCTAAGGAGACCAAGTGACTACCTTTGCTGACGTCAGTAAGAGGATTGGTAGCGTCGAAGCTGCTACCAAGTCCGCCGCTCAGGAGATCTACGAGGCCGCCAAGAAGGCCGGTCACGAAATCTGGTTCATCTGGGGTATCGGTACTAGCGAAGAGCATCGAACGGGCCGTGCGCTTGACCTGATGGTGCATAACGAGGCCGCTGGCGACTGGGTTCGGAACTACATCTGGAACAATCGCAAGCGTCTTCGTCTGCGGCACGTGATCTGGGAGCAGCACATCACTTCTACGGTGGTGTCTCCTGGCGAGCGTCGGAAGATGGAAGATCGGGGTAACCCGACTGCCAACCACTTCGACCACGTTCATGTGTGGTTCTTCGCCGGAGCCTATCAGCCCCCGACTTCGACGCCCAAGCCTACCGTTCCGAAGCTTCTGGTGGTTGACGGGATCCTCGGACCCAAGACTATCTCGAAGTGGCAGCAGGTCATGGGTACTCCTGTGGATGGGAAGATCGATGAGCGAGACAGTAAACTGGTCCGCGCAGTACAGGCCCGCCTTAAGGCGACAGTGGATCACCGTCTGGTCATCGATGGGGATCTCGGTCCCAAGACCCGAGGTCGAATCCAGAGCTACCTTGGCGTGCCTGTCACTCAGGCGCTCAATCCCAACACTGTCAAGGCGCTCCAGCGCCGACTAAACGAGAACCGATTCTAAATAGTCAAAATGGGAGGAGGTCTGCCACGTGACGGACAGCATTCTCGAGAGTGTGAAGAAACTTGTCAACGTTCATGCCGATGATCCGGACTTTGACATTGATGTGATCCTTCACATTAACTCAGCCCTAGCCGTTCTTACTCAGCTGGGTGTGGGTCCGACTAATGGATTCATGATCGAGGATGAAACCGCCACGTGGCAGGACTTCCTTGATTCGGATCCAGTTCTAAATCCTGCAAAGTCCATCGTCTATCTTCGAGTTCGTGCTCTTTTTGATCCACCTACGACTGGTCCTCAGATCGAGGCATTCGAGAAGCAGCGACAGGAACTGGAATGGCGACTCAACGTCACAGTGGAGGAGAAGAAGTGGGTTCCCCCGGTGACTCCCTGACCATTGTAGCCATTCCAGATGGATTCGATGATGTGTGGAAGGTCTCCAGCGAGAAGATTCCACACATGACCCTCCTGTTCCTGGGCGATCAATCTGAGAATTCAAACCTTGACGAGATTGTCCAGTTTGTGGCCCACGCTTCGTCAAGACTCGATCCGTTTGGAATGCCAGTACGAGAACGAGGCGTTCTTGGAGATCACGATGCAGATGTTCTCTTCTTCGAGGGGTATCCGGTCAAGGAGCTAGAGCATTTTCGTTCCATGCTTCTTGCTAATGATCATATCAACAAAGCTTACTTGTCGGTAGATCAGTATCCTTCTTGGACGCCCCATTTGACGTTGGGTTATCCGGAAACTCCAGCCAAGGATGTCGAGCTTGATCATCCACTAACGGGGGTAAGCTTCAACAAGATCGCGATTTGGACGGGGGATTACGAAGGTCCTACGTTTCATTTGAAGCACGATATTAGGGGAGAGGAGGTGCGTATGGGCGATCAAGCGGTTGAAGATGCACTTTCCCATTTCGGCGTCACGGGAATGCGATGGGGCGTTCGTCGAGACAAAATTCCCGTGAACTCAGATGGCTCTGAAAGCGTAGTAGTTACGCAACGGAAGCCTGGATCTCGACTGAAGGTCAAGGGTGGTCGCAATCACCCTGCTGACCCCGATGCTGTTTCTGCGCTCGCCGCGAAACGAAAAGCGGGGAAAAGTGGAATCCATTCCTTGTCGAACAAGGAACTCCAGACCCTCGTCACTCGAATGAATCTGGAACAGCAGTTTTCTAACCTTAACACAAAAGACAGCTCTTTTCATAAGGGTGAAGCTTTCGTCAAAAAGGCTATTGGAACCGGTAAGACGGTCCAAGAAGTTAATTCGGTCATCAATAGTCCCGTCGGTAAGCAGGTTAGGAGGCTGTTGATCGGTTTGGCTATCAAGAAGACGGTTAAGGCCACGTCACAGGCTCTTGTCCGAGCTTAGAAGGGAGGTTGGCGATGGCGCTGTCCAACACGGCGACACCGGTTTATTACGGTCATTTTCGTGATGCGGTTCTTCGTGGCGAGATTCCGGTGAACGAGGAAATCACCATGGAGATGAACCGCATCGACGCGCTCATCGCCGACCCTCGCTTCTACTACGATTCCGAAAAGGTTGAAGGCTGGATTCGTTTTTGCGAAAACGAACTCACATTGACTGACGGAAGTGATCTTAAACTTCTCCCCTCCTTCAAGATTTGGGGAGAGCAGTTATTTGGATGGTACTACTTCGTCGAACGACAGGTCTACACCCCGGACTCGACCCACCCTCTAGGTGGCAGGTTCGTCAAGAAGACCATCAAACAAAGACTCATCAAGAAGCAGTATCTCATCGTTGCTCGAGGCGCCGCAAAATCTTTGTACGAATCCTGCATTCAGAACTATTTCTTGAATGTAGACAAGGCGACTACGCATCAGATCACCACGGCGCCTACGATGAAGCAAGCCGAAGAGATCATGCAGCCGATTAGGACTTCGATCATTCGATCAAAAGGTCCATATTTTCAGCTGCTAACCGAGGGCTCCCCTCAGAACACCACCGGTTCTCGACATCTTCGTCAGAAGTTGGTGGCTACTAAGAAGGGTGTTGAGAACTTCGTAACCGGGTCTCTTCTTGAGGTCCGTCCCATGTCGATCGACAAACTCCAGGGTCTTCGAACCAAGGTAGCGACCGTCGATGAATGGCTTTCCGGAGACCTTCGGGAGGATGTCATCGGTGCCATCGAACAGGGTGCCTCTAAGCTTAACGACTATGTCATTCTAGCTGTTAGCTCTGAAGGAACCGTTCGAAACGGCGCTGGTGACAACATCAAGATGGAGCTTGCCAGTATCCTTCGCGGTGAGTATAACGCTCCGCATATTTCGATCTGGCACTACAAGCTTGACAACATCAAAGAGGTCGGCGACCCTTCGATGTGGCCTAAGGCCAACCCCAACATCGGTATGACCGTCACTTACGACACATACCAGCAAGATGTCGAGCGTGCGGAGAAGGCTCCTGCTGCCAGAAATGACATTCTGGCTAAGCGCTTCGGAATTCCTATGGAAGGGTATACCTTCTTCTTCACCTACGAAGAGACGTTGCCTCACCGCAAGCAGACTTTTCGAGGGATGCCTTGCTCTCTCGGAGCAGACCTTTCTCAGGGTGACGATTTCTGTGCGTTCACGTTTCTGTTCCCTCTAAGAGGAGAACGGTTCGGGGTGAAGACGAGAAGCTACATTACTTCGACGGCTCTTCATAAGCTTCCTGGTGCCATGCGGGCCAAGTACCAAGAGTTCATGGACGAAGGAAGTCTCCACATCATGGAAGGGACCGTTCTCGACATGATGGAGGTCTTCGATGATCTCGAAGATTTCATGGAGCATCCGGAGCAGCAGTATGAAGTCCGAACACTTGGGTACGACCCCTACAATGCCAAAGAGTTTGTCACTCGATGGGAGCAGATGAATGGTCCTTTTGGTATCGAAAAGGTCATTCAGGGCTCTCGAACCGAATCTGTTCCATTAGGCGAACTCAAGCACATGGCAGAACAGCGATTGCTCCGATTCGACGAATCGCTGATGTCGTTTGCGATGGGTAACTGCATCACGCTTGAGGATACTAACGGGAACCGAAAGCTTCTTAAGCGTCGTTACGAAGAGAAGATCGATAACGTGGCTGCTCTCATGGATGCTTGGGTTGCTTACAAGTTGAACAAAGATGCGTTCGAATAATGTTTCAAAAAGAACTTGGGGCTGGAACAGAAACGGTCAAAATGGGAGTGTACTTATGGCAATGCGGGAAGAGGCCATCCTTTATCTAGACTCAAACGAAGAAGAACGCCTTGCTCACTTTGGCGTTCTCGGAATGAAGTGGGGCGTCACTCGCCGACGAGAGCTTCATGCAAATCGAATGAAGGATCTGGATAAAGTCGGCACATATAAGAACGACACTGGAGACAAGAGGTCGATTCTTGGTAAGACTCCAGAGCGAAAGAAGCAAGAGATGGCGAGTGTCGTCTCGGATGTCAAGAAGTTTCGAGAAGCTAGAGACACTAATAGCAACGCAGCTCGTGGTCAGCGACAGATTCTGAAAGATCAACTGAAGCAGCGAACGACGTATCACCCTGAGTACCGGAAGGCTTTTGATAAAGAGCTTGCCAAGCAGGATGCTGCTTTGAAGGCTAAGAATCCTGATTACAGCTCTTCGATGCGGCAGAGAGATCGTCTTCGGTTCACTGGTGGCGGTATCGAACGAATCAACACCAACATGAACAAAGGCATGACGTATCAGGAAGCCTCGAAGAAAGAGTTGGCTCGAAAGAAACTTCAGGCTCGAGTCACTACCGGTGCGGTTGTTGCCGCTACGATTCTTCAGGCGATGGGTCCAGTGGTTATGTCGGAAGTAAGTCGCAAGGCCGCAACAAATCGGGATAGGCGCGCCCAAGCCTATGAAGACTTCATCCGAAATGGCCCTCAGAAGCCTTCTACGAAGATCGCCAAGCAGCGTCGAGGTGTCTACAACGTAACAACCTTGTAACGAGGCGCCAATGCCATATTTAGAAAGGAGGTGAGTCATGGGACTTTGGTCCACCTTTAAGGAGATTCGTCATGCTTGGAATGTGTTTCGAGACCAGGAGGACTCCCCTAGGGTCATCACCTATGACACCGGAGTAGCATCTGGAGGATACCGTCCCGAGAAGACGCGTCTTCGATTTTCGAATGAGAGGACCATTCTCGCCTCCATTCTTACGCGCCTCAGCATGGATGCTGCCGCTGTCGAGATTCGCCACGTCCGTAAGGACAAGAATGATCGATACCTCGAAACCATTCAGAGCGGGTTAAATAACTGTCTTAACGTAGAAGCGAACATCGATCAGGGTGCTCGTCATTTCCGTCAAGATGTTTACATGACCATGTTCAATGAGGGTGTTGTCCCCGCAGTCCCCGTCGACACGACTGAAGATCCTGAAGAGGTCGGCTCTTACGACATCAAGACGATGCGTGTGGGTGAGATCACTCGATGGGATCCAAAGCATGTTGGACTTAGGGTCTATAACGAGAACAAGGGGCAGCGACAGGACGTAACTCTCGAGAAACGAGTCGTGGCAATCACGGAAAATCCATTTTACTCTGTGATGAACTCCCCCAACTCGACTTTGAAGCGATTGAACCACAAACTCCAACTTCTGGATGCGGTTGACGATCAGATCAGCTCTGGAAAGATCGATCTCATCATTCAGCTTCCATACGTGGTTCGATCCGACACTCGAAAGCAGCAGGCAGAACAGCGCCGAAGTGATATCGAGACTCAGCTTCGTGGAAGCAAGTACGGTATCGCCTACACCGACGGTACCGAGAAGATTACCCAGCTGAACCGACCTGCGGAGAATAATCTTCTTAAGCAGGTGGAATATTTGACGAATCAACTGTACACCGAGCTTGGTCTTACTCCGGATGTCATGAACGGCACCGCCGATGAAGCGGCGATGTTGAACTACTACAACCGAACCATCGAGCCAATTGTCACTGCGTTCGTAGAGTCTATGCGAAGGACCTTCCTAACTAAGACCGCACGGTCTCAGGGCCAGGACATCATGTTCTTCCGTGACCCGTTCAAGCTTGTCCCAGTGAGTCAGATCGCCGATATCGCTGACAAGTTCACTCGTAATAAGATCGCTACTCCGAATGATATTCGACAGATTGTCGGTTGGAAGCCGTCTGACGACCCCAGCGCGGACAAGCTTGAGAATGCGAACATGCCCCAGCAGCCTACCGCCGAAGTTCCAATGGAAGCACCCATTGAAGATGACACGGACGAGACGGTTGTTCGTCAGTCCATGGCTTCTATGAACGCAGAACTCGATGCAATGCTTCGGGAGCTGCAAGATGTCTCATCCTGACGACTTCATTGCCGATATTCTGGCACATGCGAATGAGTTCTACGATGCGGCCAAGCGCCGAGAATACTATCTTAGAACTAGAGAGCTAAAGGGTCGAGAAACAGCTGCGATCAAACCTAGCGTCACCCCATCTGCTTCCACCACTCCTGCTCCTGCAACAATTAGGAAAGTCGGTAATCCTAATAGTCGTGCTGGCAGAAAGAGGGCTCAAACGTACGCGCTTGAGGCCAAGGTCGAAGCGATGAAGACCAAGCTGGCGGAGCTTCGAAAGATCCTAGCTGAGTTGGTTGCTCAGGCCAAGTCCCGCAGTGGTGTTGAGGAAAAGAAAGATCCAAAGACTACCAAAACGGATACTAAATCGCCTGAGAAGACTGCTCAACAGAAGGCCGAAGACGCAAAGAAGACTGCGGAGTATTACGAGAAGAACAAGGACAAGATCCTTTCCGATCAAGTCAAAGAGCTTGAGGAGAAGATGAAGAATGTGACCGAGAAGATCGAAGAGGCTCGCGCCAAACTTGCGAAGGCTTCTAAGAAGCCAGCGCCATCTATCCGCCGACCCGCTTGATGTCGGTCCAATCAACAATCAGAAAGGAGAATGGTCAAAATGGGAGTTGCCACTAAGTCGAAGCACGACTTTGGCGGTTACGCCACCAAGGCCAATCTCAAGTGCACCGATGGTCGGACTATTCTGCCGGGTGCATTCGCCCACATGGATGGCAAGCGGGTTCCCCTCGTTTGGAAGCACATCCACGACGATCCCACCAAGGTCCTCGGTCACGTCATTCTCGAGTCTCGGTCCGACGGGCTTTACGCTCGAGGCTACTTCAACGACACGAAGCAGGGTCAGCTTGCTCGTGCACTGGTTGAGCACGAGGACATCGACTCGATGTCTATCTATGCCAATCAGCTTGTCGAGCAGACCACTCGGAATGGTAAGACCGTTGAGCACGGTGTCGTTCGAGAGGTCAGCCTGGTGCTTTCCGGCGCCAACCCTGGCGCCACGATCGACTTTGTTTCTCTTCGTCATTCCGATGGGGACATTGAGACTCTTGACGACGAGGCGATCATCCGCATGTATCAGCCCTTTGAGTTCGAGCACGATTCCGATGAGGATGAGAGCAACGATGATGAGGATGATAACGAGTCGGAGGACGACAAAAAGTCTGACGAGGATCTCGGCCATGCCGATGACGAGAAGACCGTTCAGGAGATCTACGATTCTCTGAGCCAGGAGCAGAAGGACGTTGTGTCCTTCCTCGTTGCCGCCGCTCTCGAGCAGGCCCAGGATTCCGCAGAGCAGTCCGCTACTAACAACTCCAACGAGGGCGCGATCGCCCACCAGGAAGGAACCGACATGGGTACTCGCACCCACAACCTCTTCGAGAATGACACCACTGCCAAGGGCGGTAAGGAGATGAAGCACACGATCACCGAGGCGGATGTCAAGTCCATCTTCGCCCGTGGCAAGGACCTCGGCTCTTTCCGCCGGGCGGCGCAGGAGTATGTCGATGCTCACCTGGAGCACGGCATCACCGACATTGACGTTCTGTTCCCGGACGCGAAGGCTGTTGCCAACACCCCCGAGTTCGACAAGCGCCGCACCGAGTGGGTGTCGGACGTTCTGAACTCGACCCGTCACACCCCGTTTTCTCGGATCAAGACCCTGTCTGCGGATCTGACGCAGGAGGAGGCTCGGGCCAAGGGTTACATCAAGGGCAACTTCAAGACCGAAGAGTGGTTCGGTGTTACCCGTCGCACCACGACTCCGACCACGATCTACAAGAAGCAGAAGCTGGACCGGGATGACATCCTGGACATCACTGACTTCGATATTGTCGCTTGGCTCATGGCCGAGATGCGTCTCATGCTGGAGGAGGAGATTGCCCGAGCCATCCTGATCGGTGACGGCCGTGCCGTTGAGCATGACGACAAGATCAAGGACCCGGCAGGTGCTTCCAGCGGCGACGGTATTCGCTCGATCTACAACGACCACGAGCTTTATGTTCACCGAGAGTACGTTGGTTCGGCGTCCGCCGCCTCCAATTACGACAACGTTGTGGACGCGGTCATGCGGGCGATGGTGCACTACAAGGGTACCGGTACTCCGGCGTTCTACAGCACCACTCAGGTGATGAACAAGTTCAAGGCCGCGAAGGACTCGACGGGTCGTCGTCTTTACGAGAAGACCTCCGACGTGATCGACGCTCTGGGCGTGTCTCGGTTCGTCAATGTTGAGCCGATGAACGAGATCGAGGGCCTCATCGGCATCATCGTGAACCTTCAGGACTACAATGTCGGTACCGACAAGGGTGGCGACATCACCACCTTCGACGACTTCGACATCGATTACAACCAGTACAAGTACCTGATTGAGACCCGTCTTTCGGGTGCTCTGATCAAGGTCCGTTCGGCCATCATCCTCCTCGAGTCCGAGGACACTCTGGCTGTTCCGACCAAGCCTGCGTTCAACACCAGCACCTTCGTGGTGACGATCCCGTCGGTTACCGGCGTGGTCTACAAGGACGCTGAAGACGACTCGACGATCTCCGCTGGTGCGATGTCTGCTCTGTCGGCCGGTACCTCGATCACGATCTACGCGACTCCGGCTTCGGGCTACTACTTCTCGGACAACAAGGTTGACGGTCCCTGGACCTTCACCCGTCCGGCTGCCTGATAGGTAGCTTCACGCCATGGCAAGGTTCAGTGGTGTGATCGGATTTGCCGAAGTTGTATTGAATACGACCACGGGAGTCTCTGAGGACGTCATTGCCGAAAGAAAGTACTTCGGTAGTGTCGTCCAGGACATTCTCAAGGCTCGAGAGGGAGGTGAGATCCACAATGATCTCACTTTCCAGAATTCAATCAGCATCGTCAAGGATGCATATCTCAGTGAACACATTACTGCCATGCGCTACATCAGGTGGCAGGGGGTGCTGTGGGTCATCAATTATGTTGAAGTACAGCACCCCCGACTCATATTGAGGTTGGGGGGTGTCTACCATGGGCCTACGCCTGAACCTCCACCAGATCCTTAAGGATATTTTGGGGACAGACCAGGTTTATTGGCAGCCCCCCAACAATCTCACTATGGCAGATGAATGTATTCGATACGAACCGGCCGTTTCGGATACTGAGTTCGCTGACAACGTCCCTTACCGACACACACTTCGGTATCAAGTGACCTTCATTACGCGGAGTCCGGACAGTGATATTCCGCGTAAGATCGCCAGGTTGACCTCCTGTATTCACAACAGGTACTACCGGGCGAATAATCTGCACCATCACGTCTTTCTTCTATATTTTTAGGAGTGTCACATGACTAAGCTCGTGTGGGACAAGGCCGGCGAGCGTTTCTACGAAACCGGTGTCGATCACGGCGTTCTGTACACCATCAATGGCGCTGGCGTCTACAACAACGGTCACGTCTGGAACGGTCTCACGGCAGTTACTGAGTCCCCTTCCGGTGCCGAGTCGAACAAGCAGTATGCAGATAACATCCCGTATCTGAACCTGCTTTCCGTTGAGGAGTTTGGAGCCACTGTCGAGTGCTTCACCTTCCCCGACGCCTTCATGCAGTGCAATGGTATGGAGGAGCCTAGTGCTGGTATTACCATTGGTCAGCAGCGTCGTCGAATGTTTGGTCTTTCGTACCGAACCATCAAGGGTAATGATGTCGACGGTAATGACTTCGGCAGCAAGATTCACTTGGTGTGGGGTTGCCTCGCGGCCCCGTCTGAGGTGGCTTACGGGACCGTGAACGACTCCCCTGAGGCGATCACGTTCAGCTACGAGGTCACCACTACCCCGGTCGCAGTGGGCACCATCGGCGGTACGACCTACAAGCCTACCGCTTCGATGGTCATCGACACCACGATGGTGGATCCCGATGCTCTGGCGGCCCTTGAGGATCTTCTGTACGGAACGGTTTCCACGGCGCCTCAGCTTCCGATGCCTGCGGACATCATCGCGATGTTCGAGGGCACCATCACCGAGGTTACTCCTGTCGCACCCACCTACAACTCGACCACCGACGAGATCACCATCCCGTCGGTTACCGGCGTGGTCTACAAGATCGCGGGTGAGGTCGTCACGGGTAACGTCGCCATCACTGCGTCGACTGGTGTCACTGCCGAGCGTGCTTCGACTCTGTACACGTTCCCGCCGGAGGCTCAGACCTACTGGTACTTCACGTTCGTCTGACCCATCTAGTTTTGAAAGGAGGCCGGAGAATGCTCACCATAGCGGTTCCACTTGATGCGTTTGATGAAGTTAAGAACCAATTTGTCACATACGAGTTGGAGCTCGAGCATTCTCTGGTCTCCTTGTCAAAATGGGAGTCGAAATTCGAGAAACCGTTCCTCAACTCGAATGACAAGACTTCAGAAGAAGCTCTCTGGTATCTCAAGGCGATGACTCTGACCCCTAAAGTTCCTCCGGAGATTTACACCAAACTCTCCGAGAAAAACATCGAAGAGATCAACGACTACATTGGCGCCAAGATGACTGCCACTTGGTTCAATGAGACAGTGGAACAAAAGCGTAGTCGCGAGGTGATCACTTCGGAGCTCATCTACTACTGGATGATCGCTCTGAACATTCCACCCCAGTATGAAACTTGGCACATTAATAGACTTTTGACGCTCATTCGAGTATGCAACCTCAAGAATGCTCCTAAGAAGAAGATGAGCAGACGAGAGGCTCTTGCGCATCAGCGAAAGCTGAACGAAGAGCGTCGGCAAAAGTACGGCAGTTCCGGGTGAGAGGCGGAATGTGACGTGGCACGACTTGAATGGAGTGCTGTCGGCGAACGCTTCTACGAAGGGGGTGTCGACAGAGGCGTTTTGTACATCGACGATGTTGGTCACGCCTGGAACGGATTGGTCTCCGTTGACGAGTCACCTACCGGTGGCGAAGAGCGGGCTTACTACATCGACGGTGGAAAGTATCTTAGCATAGCTTCCCGCGAAGAGTATAAGGCCACTATCAATGCTTTTTACAGTCCTCGTGCGTTTGATGCTTGCGATGGAGTGGTCTCTGTTCGAGCGGGACTATTCGCTTCGCAGCAGCGTCGGAAAACTTTCGGCCTGTGCTACAGAACTCGTATCGGAAACGACGTCGAGAGTCTTAATCACGGGTACAAGATTCACATCGTCTACAATGCTCTAGCTACTCCTACTCCTCGGCGATATTCCACGGAAAGCGCTGATCCAAATGCCTCCGTACTTAGCTGGGGTATCAGCACTAGAGCTATTTACGTCCCAGATTCGATGCCCAGTGCACACCTAGTAGTGGACACTACCGAAGCTCCCGCCTATGTCGTCGGACTTCTCGAAGATATTCTCTATGGTAACGATTTTAATCCCCCTAGACTTCCAGACCCCACCGAAATCGCCTCACTGTTCGATGACGACACCGAATTCACAGTCACCGATCTGGGCGATGGTGAGTTCGAGATTGCGGGATCGGATCTTGCGGTTCAGCTTATTTCAGCCGGTGTGTATCAGATTACTCATGATAACGTGATCGCTCTGGACGCCGGAAGTGCTCAGATTAGTTCGTAAAGGAGGCCCTCATGGGCACTGTAATCGTGCTCGATCGAGACACAGTGATGGGGCTTATCGAGGGCCTCGTCGAAAGTGCTACGATCAACGGCACTGGGCAGCTTGTTTTCACGAAGCAGGATGGAACTACGGCAACCATCGGCTATGTGGCCGATCACGGAAACCAGTATGGTCTTGCGGATGATGATCACACTCAGTATGCTCTCGCGAATGGTACTCGAGGCGATTTTGCTACTACAGCGCAGGGCGCCAAGGCAGACGCAGCGCGAGTGAACACCGCCACAAACGTCGGCCTGAACGCTGGTGACACAACTACAGGCTATTTGGAGGAAGTGACTCTTACTGACGATGGGTCCTCCACCTCCGGATGGATCAACCGATGGGTGTGGAAGTTTGTCAGCAGTAGCGTCACTCGATTGGTCACCTTCCTGAATGAGTACGGCGAGCTTCGTGGGGCCCCGGCCAAGCTGAATACTACATGGCTTCGAGTTTTCATTAAGGACGGACCATCCACCCCTTCTGGCACGCGTGATCCTGACGTCCCGATTATGCAAATGATGGATGACCGAACAAACCGTACTCCCGTTTGGGGTCTATATCCTGACGGTAATCAGCGAGTCGGCGAGGAAGAGATCGAGATGTCTTATGTTCTCGTCCTGGGCGATTCAGATCCGATCCCCACAGGGACTCCCGCCGGTACCGTTATCGTTCGGGAGGCATAGTGGTATCCGTTCTCGAGAATTTTGACGCAGGAACACCTGGAAATACGGTAGTCGCGGGGACGAATGGAATCCAGAGCGTCATGGAGGGGACTCAGACGTATATTGCTGGGTATCAGGGTGTCGCCGCTGTTCGTGCTGGCGCTGCTGCCAATACTACGGATACTCGTTTCCGTGTCGATTTGGGTATGACCGGTAATCACAGCGGGTCAATCTATGTGAAGAACGAGACCGCACACGGTAGTGGTAGTGCTTCGGTAAACTTCTTCCATGTAGTGGATACGTCCAACTCATTCGTCGTCCAGTTTCGTGCCGGTCCTAGCAATGCTTTAAGAATTCGAGTCAGCGGCGTGGATGTATATTCCGGCGCTATCAATACGATTCCGGTTGCGTCGTGGTGTCGGTTGGACTGGCGTTTAGCAGGCACGACATTCGATTGGCGATGGTTTAGCACAGATCCTCAGGGCGCCAGCGGCACACAAGATCTTTCTGGAACTGTTACCGCAGGCTCCTTTACCTCAGCCCGACTCATTCTCGGGGCTCAAAGCACCTCTTCGATCCCCAAAGATTGGTCATTCGATACTTGTCGTTTCGACAGCGACAATTCTCTTTGGCTTGGTCCATATTCTCCCCCCGCTCCTCCCTCCTCGGGGATCACCATATGGAACGGTTCGGCTGAAGTGGATGCCGAGCTGTCATATTGGAATGGAACTTCCGAAGTCCCTCTTCCTAGTTGGGAAATTGCCCCTTAAAACTTGAAAGGAGCCATGTACATGTCCATATCTTACTCAGTGCATGGCTCCTTCAAGAATCTTGAAGAGTTTCTAAAGCACGGCGCCAAGGTCGATATTCACTCCATTATGGCGCGATACGGACCGGATGGTGTACGAGCTTTATCGGAAGCTACCCCCCTGGATTCCGGAAGAGCCGCCTCTTCTTGGGATTACAAAATTACTAAGAAGGGCTCAATATATTCTATCGTTTGGACTAACTCCGACGTAGAAGAAGGCTTTCCCGTTGCTATTATGATTCAGTACGGATACGGGACGGGTACGGGAGGTTGGGTTGAAGGTATTGACTACATCAACCCCGCTATGAAACCCATATTTGACAAAATTGCAGACCGGATACTTAAGGCGGTGACCAATCCATGAGCACTACGATCGATACTCGCGTTGTTGAGATGAAGTTCGACAACAAGCAGTTCGAGGCTGCATCAAAGCAGACTTTGAACACCCTTGACAACCTCAACAAGGGCTTGAAGCTCGATGGAGCCACCAAAGGTCTGCACGATCTTGGCGCAGCGGCAAAAAACTTCACCCTCGATCATATGTCTGCCTCGGTGGACAACATTGCGAACAAATTCAAGACGCTGTCGATTATCGGAATCACCGCTCTGACTAATATTGTCAATAAGGCAGTTGACGCCGGACAGAATATTCTTCGTTCCCTTACAATTGCTCCGATCAAGACGGGTCTTGACGAGTACGAGGACAAACTCACCTCTATCAAGACCATCTTGGCGAATACGGCAAAAGCCGGAACCACTCTTGATCAGGTCACTGACGCTCTGGATGAACTGAACCACTACTCGGATCAGACCATTTATAGTTTCAATGAGATGACCAAGAGCGTCAAGATGTTCACTACCGCTGGTATTGACATCAAGACTTCTACGGCGGCCATCAAGGGTCTGTCAAACGTCGCAGCGGTCACTGGTACTAACGCCACCGACGCTGCCAGGGCAATGTACCAGATGTCTTTGGCGCTTAGCTCCGGATCAGTTCGACTCCAGGACTGGATGTCGCTGGAGAGCGCCGGCGGTATGGCCGGTAGGCTTTTCCAGGATTCTCTAATCGAGACGGCGAAGGTCCATGGGGTCAACGTCGATGCGATGATCAAAAAGAACGGGAGTTTTCGCAACTCTCTGCAAGAGGGCTGGTTGACCAATCAGGTTCTTACCGAGACCTTGCAGAAGTTCACCGGTGATCTTAGTGACGCTCAGCTGAAGGCACTAGGATACACCAAGGAACAGATCGTTCAGATCCAGGCACTGGCGAAGAACGCATTGAGCGCCGCACAGGACGTCAAGACAATGACCGCCCTGTTCGACACTCTTAAGGAAGCGGCTGGCTCTGGTTGGGCTAAGACTTGGGAGATCCTCTTCGGAAATGTCGAAGAGGCCACCATTCTTTGGTCTGGTCTTAGCGATGTTATTGGTGGTTTTCTTACCAAGAATGCTGATGCTCGAAACGACCTCCTTGCGGAGTGGAAAGAACTCGGCGGTCGAACGGCTCTTATCGATGCAGTGACACACGCGTTCAACGCGCTAATGGAAGTTGTCGTACCGATCAAGAAGGCGTTCAGGGATATTTTCCCGGCGATCACAGCCGAACGACTTGTTGAAATCACAGAAAACGTTCGCGATTTCTTTATCGGCCTTAAGACCGGCGAAGATACGATGAACAACATCCGCAGAACCTTTGCGGGACTGTTCGCTGTGATCGGCATCGGTGTTGACATCGGTACCGAGTTCATCAAGATGATATTCCGTCTTCTTGGCGTGGCGACAGAAGGATCTGGGGGTTTTCTCGAGTTTACTGCGAATGTCGGGGATTTCCTGGTCGGACTTCGACAGGCTCTCAAAGACGGCAAGGGTATTGAGACCTTCTTTGGTAAGCTTGGTAAGGTCATTGAAGTACCTATCCGAGCACTTCAAAGACTTGGTAGTTTCCTTAAGACACTCTTCGGTGAGTTCGATGGAACAAAGGCCGCAGCAGATCTTGCGAATGTGGTCAACAAGCTAGAACCTTTTGGAATCCTTGGGAAGATCGCATCTAAGGCTTGGTCTGGCTTTTCTTCGGTGGTTGGCAAGATCATCAAGATTTTCTCACCATTTGCCGAGAAGTTTGTAAGTTTCTGGCAGGGCTTCGCAAGTAATATTTCAGAAGCCATGGGTGGTCTCAAGTTCGATGATCTTCTCAACGCCATCAATACGGGTCTCGGGGCCGGACTTCTGCTCATGCTCCGTAATCTTATTGGTGGAGGCGGTGCCGGTGGTCTGGTAGACAACATCAACGACCTTGTTGAGTCTGTCACCGGGGCCTTCAAGAGTATGCAGAACACTCTGAGGGCAACCACACTTCTTCAAATCGCCGCTGCGATCGGTATTATGACTTTGTCGATTTCGGCTCTGTCTAAGATCGACGCCGGAGGTCTCACTCGAGCGTTGACTGCGATCACAGTGATGTTCACTCAGCTCTTTGGCGCCCTTATGGTCATGGAGAAGTTTCTCAAGGCTGACGATATTGCGGAGATCTATGCCTTGGCTGGCGCTATGGGCGTTCTTGGCATTGCCCTTAGAATCATGGTATCTTCCGTTAAGGCGCTGTCCGGTTTGGATTGGGTCGAACTGGCCAAGGGCCTGACCGGAGTTACGGTTGTTCTTGGTCTTATGGTCGCTACCGCCAAGTTCATGCCGAACCCTGCTGGAATGATATCCACAGGTGTGGCCATGATTGCTCTTGGCGCTGGCGTGAAGGTTCTGGCAAGCGCAGTCGGTGATCTGGCTGTCCTAAGCTGGGAAGAGCTGGCCAAGGGTCTACTCGGAGTGGGTGCTGTTCTTGGCGCTCTTATTCTGTTTACCAAGTTCAATCAGGCCAATGCTGGAGGCATCGTCCAAGGTGCAGGCATTATTCTTCTAGCTACTGGAATCAAGATTCTGGCCAGTGCTCTGAAGGATTTTGCCACACTGTCTTGGGAGGAGATTGCCAAGGGTCTTGTGGCCATGGCTGGTGGGCTCGCTCTCATCGGAACAGCCATTGCTCTTATTCCACCCACGGGCGTTCTTGGTGCTGCCGGTGTTCTGGTGGCTGCCATGTCTCTCGGCATGATCGCTGATGCTCTTAAAGAGATGGGCGGTATGTCCTGGAGCGATATCGGTGCAGGACTTACTGCTCTCGCTGGAGCTCTAACCCTAATCGGCGTAGCTATCTCCTTGATCCCTCCGACGGCTCCACTCTCCGCTGCGGGTATCCTGATTGTGGCCTTGTCTTTGGGCATGATCACCGAGGCCCTAAAGAAGATGGGCGGAATGTCCTGGGAGGAGATTGGCAAGGGTTTGACGACTCTTGCTGGTGCACTGGGCATTATCACGCTGGCGATGTTGGGCATGTCGGGAGCACTTCCGGGAGCGGCAGCGCTTCTAGTAGTCGCGGGATCTCTAGCTATCCTGGCGCCAATTCTCAAGCTGTTTAGTGGAATGACTTGGGAGGAGATTGCCAAGGGTCTCGCCATGCTGGCGGGGGTGTTCGTGGTTCTTGGTGTAGCAGGTTTGGTTCTGACTCCGCTGATTCCAACTCTGATAGGGTTGGGAGCCGCCATCACCCTTCTTGGTATTGGTGTCTTGGCGGCAGGTGTCGGTATTCTAGCATTTGCAGCAGGTCTAACCGCCCTAAGCATTGCTGGAGCAGCCGGTACTGCAGCAATGGTAGCGATTGTCACCGCAATGCTTTCGCTCCTCCCGCAGGTTGCGAGGCAAATCGGATTGGCAGTCGTCACCTTTGCCGAGGTTATCGCCACTGCTGGACCGGCAATCACTCAAGCCATTACGACGGTTTTGATGGCAATCATCACCGCCATTGACATCACAGCACCGGTAGTGATCAAGACACTCTTGAAACTACTTACTTTGATGTTGGCAGAGCTGGAGAAAGCCGTCCCCAAGATGGTCAAATCTGGCTATGCGATCCTGATCGCTATTCTAGAGGGCATCCGAGACAACATCTCCAAGGTTGTCACGGTCGCTCTTGAGATCATTGCCAACTTCATCAATGGAGTGGCTAAGGGTCTGCCTAAGATCATTGCTGCTGGCGTCAACCTGATCATCAGCTTCATTGAGGGCCTTACCAAGGCAATCAATGACAACTCTGATCGTATGGCCAAGGCGGGTAGTGAGCTTGCCACGGCAATCATCAATGGTATGCTCAAGGGTCTTACCGCTGGTGTCGGAGCAATCGCCAGTAAGGCTCGAGATGTCGCCAGGGCAGCACTTAATGCGGCTAAGGATGTTCTTGGAATCAATTCACCCTCCAAGGAGTTCTTCGAGGTGGGTGAGTTCAATGACGAGGGTCTTGCTCTCGGCATGGAGAAGAATATTCCGATGGTGGAAAAGTCAGCAGAGAGTGTCGGTAAGTCCGCTCTCACTGCTCTCAAGGACACGATGTCGAATTTGGGATCTCTAGTATCCGGTGAGATGGATATGAATCCAGTCATCACTCCTGTGCTTGATTTGACTGATATTCATAAGAACGCGTCCAGCATTGATGGTTTGTTCAAGACCAGACCCATCTCGCTCAAGACATCATATTCTGGTGCAGTGGAGGCCGATAACGGTTTCCAGAACAATCAGGATAGTCGCGACGATGATGGCGATGACTCGAGTGGTGGATCTACGATCAACTTCACTCAGAACAACTACTCTCCGAAGCCGCTGCCAGAGATCGATATTTACCGTAGAACCAACAATGGTCTGTCCAAGGTGTTGGAGGAGGTCAAGCCCTGATGTTGGAAAAGATGGAAGCACGTAACTCTCGGGGAGACATCCTCGAATTCATCTTGGATGATATTTCAGATGGACTGGTGTTGGAGGATGTGGATGGTCTGGATCCAGTGGATGCTTCTATCTCATCCTCCGACTCAGCTCAGCAGGACGGTGCAAATTTTCAGGCGGCAAGGAGAATCCCCCGCAACCTTCTGATCAAGATCGGCTTGGAACCCCAAGCTTCTAATCAGACGGTGCGGGGGCTCCGTCGACAGCTATATTCTTTCTTCATGCCGAAGAAGAGCGTGTCCCTCCGGTTCTATGATCTGGATGGATTGGTTGTCGATATTTCCGGTTGGATTGAATCGTTCGATGCCAAGTTGTTTGTCAAAGAGCCACATGTGAATATTTCGGTAATGTGTCTCAAGCCGGATCTTCTGGAGATCACTCCTGTAGAACTCTCCGAAGAAACGACGGACGATACAACGGAAATTCCAATTGTATACACTGGAACTGTCGACACTGGCTTTACCTTCACGATGAACGTGGATCGGACTCTCACTGAACTCACGATCTACCATCGTGGTCCGGATGACGTTATTCAGTCCATGGAAGTCGCCATTCCAATGGTATCTGGCGATGTTCTTTCGATCAGTACCGTAAAAGGAAACAAATACGTAACGTTGAATCACCTTGGGACTCTTAGTCATGTCGCTTATGCGGTTTCTCCTCAGTCGACTTGGCATCAGCTTTCCGAGGGAGACAATTATATTCGTGTCTATGCGGAGGGAGATCCCATCCCGTATGACATCTCCTACATCACAAGGCACGGAGGTTTGTAATGGAGGTGTATATCCTCGACAGTCTCCTCCGGCGTTCTCAGATCATCGACGAGTTCGAATCGCTTATTTGGACCGAACGAATGCGGGCCTTTGGTGATTTCAAGCTCAAAGTGACTGCCACTCCGGAGAACAGGACTCGTTTCGCAACAGGATCTAAATTGGCCATGAATCTGTCATACAGAGTCATGATGCTTGAGACTGTCGAGGATGTCACCGACACCGAGGGTCGAGCCTATATTTCCATCACGGGCAGGTCTCTTGAGGCTACTCTATTGGATCGAATCGCTCGACCCACCACGGATGATCTGACGGAGACGCCGAAATGGGTACTCACAGGTACTCCTGGGAACATCGCCAGGCAGGTCTTCCACGATATTTGCGTAGAAGGTCTTCTGGACCCTGGCGACATCCTCCCGTTCGTTATCGAGGGAACTATATTTCCAGCCGATACCATTGACGAGCCTACTGATGTCATCACGGTAGAAATTGATCTGGCGTATGTGTATGACGTGATCAAAAATCTCTGTGAAAGCTATGGACTTGGGTTCCGACTGGTTCGGAATGGCGATACTTCTCAGCTGTATTGGGACGTGTACATGGGTGGAGATCGAACTACCCAGCAGAGTACGCTTCCTGCAGTTATTTTCAGCCCGGACTTGGACAACATTCAGAACGTTCGAGAGCTCACCTCGACCGCTCTCTATAAGAATGTGGCATACGTATTCTCTCCGGTGGGAACTGAGATCGTATTCCCTCTGGACGTAGATCCAGATGTCGAGGGTTTTGATCGACGCCCTCTCTTCATTAAAGCAGAAGATATTACAGATACCGATCCTGGTATCGCCTCTGCCAAGATGATTCAGAGGGGTCGAGAAGAATTGGCTCTCCATCGAAATTTCCGTGGATTCGACGGAGAGATCGGGCAGAATAGCAACTATAAGTACCAAACGGATTACTATCTCGGCGACCTCACTGAGATTCGTAATGATATTGGTACCACAAGCACTATGCAAGTGATTGAACAGATCTTCTCTTCAGACGCGCAAGGCGAGAAGTCATATCCTACGCTTGCCGTTAACACGTTCATCACACCCGGTGCTTGGGTTGATTGGCCGTACAAGCGTCCTTGGGAAGATTTCGACGAGACCGAACACTGGGACAATCAGCCCTGATAGCAAAGGAGGTTCGAAATGGCTATTGGCGATGATGCGCAAGCAGCGGGATATCCTCTGGTTCCTGACAACGGAGAAGAAGGACGTGTCCGATGGGGCGCTCAAGAGATTAACCGGACTCGAGACTTCATTGCTCAGGTCAAATCTCTTATTCCCATCGGTAAGGCGGCTTACCGTACCGCATCTGGAATCAGTTCCGGTACTGGCGATCCTACTGGTGGCGTCGATGGTGATATTTATCTCAAGATCGTTAGTTAGGGGTCCTCGTGGTAGATTACGATAAATCCACAGGATCTACCGGTACTATGCGGATCACGGATACCGGCACTTTGGTCGAATTTTGGCTGAAGGCCGGTTCCGGAACGTATAATTACCAGCTCCCATGGGGCTATACGATCAACGGCGTCACCAACAATGATAAAACGTTCCGTTTCGAAATGGGCGGAGCTTGGCAGAAGGTCTACGCTTGGAATGTTTCGTATACCCAAACGGTGACATTCCGGCTATTCGACAGTGGTACCAGTGGTCTCGGTGGACCCACCACCATGACCGCCAACATCATCCGATCGACCATTCCAGCGGCACCAAGCCCTGTGACCGTCTCCGCATTGACGTCAACGTCATTCATGGGATCTTTCACGGACGGGGCTAACAATGGCGCCGCCATCGATAGTCGACAGATCGGTTATGCACCATACTCGGGAGGAACCGCTCCTAATGCTCCGACGGTCATTTTGTCTTCCGACGGATCGACCAGCATCACAGGACTTACACCTGGTACAACCTATTACCTCTGGGCTAGAACTCATAATGCTCATGGATACAGTCCTTGGAGTGTTCGAAGCAGCACCACTACCCTCCGAGTTCCAAATGCTCCTCTACCGCCTACATTATCGGTACTCGACCAGCAGCGCATCAATGTCACGTTTCCCGTCCCCTCAGACAACGGCGGCACCGCTATTCTCGAGTATCAAATCGGCTATGGTACGTCGTCAACCGGTCCTTCTACTACATCATCAGGGACTCCGGTAACGGCCAATACTATTAGCAGTCTTCTTCCAGGCACTCGATATTACTTCTGGCTTAGAGTTCGAAACTCGGTCGGCTGGGGTAACTGGTCAAACCCGAGTAATGTCAAAACCATATCCGGCGTACGAATTAATGTGGGCGGCGTCTGGAAAGAGGCCATTCCATATGTTCGTGTAGGTGGAGTATGGGTCCTGGCTCGCCCTTGGGTTCGAATCATGGGGGTTTGGAAAGAGACAAACTAACGGGGCGGTGAACATGCTCGTTTGGATGAAGGATGTAATTATTCCCATCCTCTCAATTGTCATGGGTTCTGCCGGGCTTTGGGGTTATTTTCAGAATCGTAAGAAGATTAAGAAAGAGGACTCCGAAAAGCAAGTCGAGGACATGGCGTCGATGAAGCTCCTTATTATGGGCTTCGGTTACGACGTGATCGTCACTCGGGGCATGAGCTATATCTCTCGAGGATGGGTCACCAAAGACGAGTATGAAGATTTGGTCAAGTTATTTTACGGCCCTTACAAGTCTCTTGGTGGCAATGGTTTGGCGGAACAAGTGATGAAGCAAATAGATCTTCTTCCGTTCAACAACCCCGATCAGTACTTTGAACTTAGACATCGTCGTCAGGAGCACAAAAATGACGGATGGTCGTCACAGGGAACTAGCAACAACTTCCGACACGCCATTGAGCAACCGAGGCTATGATCTTTTGAAGAGTCTCACGATCTGGGTTCTTCCCGGTCTTGCGACTCTATATTCAGGTCTGGCAGTCTTTTGGGGATTCCCTTACGTAGAGGAAATCGTCGGTAGTATCGCAGCCATCAATACCTTCCTGGGGCTCATCGCTCAGAGTCTCTCTAAGAAGTATGCTGTCGTCGAGAGTATCAAGGCGGCAGAGCTTGAGGAGCAGCGGAAGGCTGAGATGGAACCAATCGGCGACATTCACTTTGTCAAGCTTGGAGATGATCCGGCATATTTGGCACTCCACATGGAGAGTCAGGAAGCGGTCGAGGAGATCGCGGATAAGAAGAAAGTGATTTTTCAGGTCAAGGCGGGTTGACATTCTCTTTCTCAGGGGGTCGCACAAAAAACATCCCCTATAATAGATCCCCTACGAAAGGAAGAGAAATGTTTTTCAAGAAGAAGTCTGCCCCCGAACCGACCCACCTTCAGAAGGTGATTGACGACCTGCTCACAAAGCTGGAGACGACCCCCCTCGCATCGAACGAGCACGCTCATATCACCGACCAGATCGCCAAGCTGTACAAGCTTCAGGAAACTGACAAGCCTGACTTTATCAGCAAGGACGCTCTGCTTGCTGCTGGAGTGACGCTTGCCGTTGCCCTGATGGTCATCTTCGCCGAACGATCCGGTGTCATCACCTCGAAGGGATTCGCTTTCATCGGCAGGAAATTCCTGTAAGCATATCAACCCTACGCAGAATCGACGCATAGAAGGCGTGTTTGGACTAACAATCCGCACGCCTTCTATGTTTCGCAAAATTTACATGGCCTTTAATGAAGGGAATGGCAATCATCTGTCGCATCAAGGCGGCACCCTTCTATATAGGTCCTACCCCATACATGGCCTATATATTTTGCCTCGCAACTTTTACAACCCCTATAATGAACCCCTACGAAAGGACCTGTCATGGACAAGCCCAAGTTCGCCCAGGCTGCCGCTATCGTCGGAGCCATCATCGCCGTAAAGGTTGTGGTGGCACTCGCGATCAAGGGCACCCTCAGCTGAACCAGTCAACTCCATTCCATCCCTCAACGTGATTCAAACCAACGTCCACAAGGACTTTGGTTTTTCCGTCAAAATGGGAGACCTTATGATCAACGACGCGCTCGACTATACGACCGACACGATCATGGAGACATTCGATCTGGACGGGAAGTACGAACGACTCATCCGACTAGCTCTGATCATCGGTGCGGGATGGATCGCTCTGAAGTTCGTGAAGGCCATCGTCTCTCGAAAAGAGTAATTCGATTTCGAAAATTTCCCCGGATGGATTTTTCGAAATAAACTCGCAAAAATTACAGGCCCTATAATGAACCCCTACTAGTTTAAGGACCTGTAATGAACCAGAAGCCCAAGACCTCCGCTCAGGCCGCTGACGACATGAACGAGGCCATCGACAACGCCGTGAAGCGCGCTGCCATGAAGGAGAAGCTGAAGAAGCTTGCCCTGATTGGTGGTGTCGCCATCGCCGCTGCCGGTACCGTCGCCATCGTCGTAGTGAAGATGCGGAACTGTGACGCTCCGGCCATCACCGATTCCATCCAGTAGTACCTCATAACCATAGCGCTTCCCCCAGGCGCTATGGTTTTTGTTTGACTTCCCGCAGGCATGTATGGACTATGGCCGTCTTCTGACACCGATCTAGGGCGTCCATGGAGATCATGCCTGCGGGACCTATATCTATGCACCATCCACCCCTCGTAAGGAAAGGCAAGACAATGAACACCACCCTCGAAATCGCTCAGTCCATGATCGAGACAATCGCCTTCCTTGCGAAGGTTGGTCTAGGCGTCGGAGCCCTCATCCTGTTTGACGGCATCATCAAGGAGGCTTCGGGCGAGCATATCATCCCGATTTTGCTGGCCGCCTTCACATGGGTTAATCTGCGTTATTTCCGTACGGAGAGACCCATGTTCTACAGGGGGTCACGTCGTATGCCGATGAGCGTGGATCGTGCAAAGCTTCGGATGCAGGCGGAGATCGATTCCGTCTACGATGAAGCATGGTTCCACAACCTGAACATGGAAATCAAGAACAAGGTGTATGATCGCCTCGATCGGGAGCATCACGTGATCGGGCAGCCCACCTGGAACTGGGCCTGAACTCCTGGTGCATGGTTGGTCTGCTTTTGATCGGCGTTTCTATTTTCTGGTACTCAATTTACGAACTATAAAACTAAATCCACCCCTCGTGTGAAAGACCACCAATGATCGGTTACTGGCAATTCTGGCTCGGAGTTTGGCTGATGCTCAACGGTATTGCCTGGTTCTTCCTCTATGGACATTACAAACTCCGCCGCAGAGGTAAAGAGAAGAAAGACGTAAAGAAGCTTATCCAGAGAAAGAATAGATCTGTCATGATCTCTGGGTGGCGCCCGTGCCTTCACGAACGCGGGGTCTGGCACGAAGGTGTATGTACCGATCTCGGATGTCCATCCCTCAACAAGCCCAAAATGGGAGCACCAAGCTATGCAAATCGCTGATATCGCGAGACGGGTAGGTAGGTTCACCTCGAACCACTCACCGGCAATTCTGGCGGGCATCGCCATTGTGGGAACCGTGACCACGGCATATCTCACACATAAGGCAACGGTTAAGGCCGCCAAGGACATCCACGATGAAGAGTTCTATACTTGCAACGATCGTGCAGATGGAACTCAGTACGTCGGTGACGGGCCGATGACTCCAGGAGAAAAGCTCAAGCTGACCTGGAAGCACTATATTCCAGCGGTCGGCATGGGCGCCGTGACGATCGGATCCATTGTCACCGCTCATCGAGTGGGCATCAACCGAGCGGCAGCAGTCGCAGCGGCATACGCCATCTCTACTAAGGCTTGGGAAGAAGCCGAGCAGAAGTTCACCGAAGCGCTCGGCCCCAAGAAGGCTAAGGTCGTACGAGAGGAGATCGCACAGGCAACGGTTGACAAATCGCCCTTCCCCCCAGGGCAGACGCTGATTATGACCGGAACGAAGTCCTGGGTTCTGGATGCTTTCACCAAGCGATATTTCCTGAGCGACTACGAAACGCTTCGGAAAGCCCAGAACGATCTCAACAAGCAGATCCTCCACGATGATACTGCGACCCTATCGGACTTCTATGAGCTGATCGGTTTGGAGCCGACTCAGATGTCCGACGATGTTGGATGGAACACCGACGAACTAATGGAACTAAACCTCGAGAATGCCGCTCTAACCCCTGAGAGTTCGGTATATCCTCCACCGAAGGTCCCTTGTGTCGTCATGACCTATCGAGTCAAGCCGATCCGGATGTTTCATTCCAACTTTCGCTCTGCTTAGATTAGTCGAGCGGAACTTCTCAAGTATATTCTGAAAGTCCAACCAGAAAGAGGAAAAAGATGAGCACTGCAACCAAGGCCGCCGAGATCATCGCTGACGCCGCTACCCCTGCGGTGGAGACGGCCATGAAGGTTGGCGAGGCTCTGGCTTCTACCCTGGACAAGCCCGTCGAGGTCGTGTTCGAGATCGTCGAGAGGACCCCGCCGAACAAGAAGGTTCTCCTGGCCGCTGCGGGTGCGGTCCTGCTGGCCACCACGGTCGGTGCGGGCTGGTACGTGTGGAACAAGAAGAAGGCCAAGAAGGTCGTCATTGAGGGCGACGTCGTGGTCACGGACGAGGAGATCGACAACCTCTTCAAGAACGAGGAGAAGAACGAGACCTCGGGTCAGAACGGTTCCAAGAAGAAGTAATATCAGGGCATTCGTTAATTCGATGTAAGTCCTAGACGGGGTGCGCACAGTAAGCGAAGAGTGCAGTAGGGGGCCTCTGACCTCAAGCCTTCGAAATGACTAGCTAGCTGAGCTGCGCACCCCGCACCATATCCACCCCTCAACGCGAAAGATATTTCAATGATCAAGAAGAACGTGAAGTTTGTGGATCTCGAGGAGAACACTCGAGAGGAGGAGTTCTGGTTCCACCTGAGCAAGGCGGAGCTGGCTGAAGTCAATCTCGTTCACGGCCAGGGTCTCGAGGGTCTGATGAGGACTCTGAATGCCGCTCGTGATGGTCAGCTCATCATGGACATCTTCAAGAAGATCATCGGCATGACCGTCGGTCAGAGGGACGCTGATGGAGTCTCCTTCGTGAAGGATCCAATCTACGTCAAGCGGTTCATGAACTCCGATGCATATTCCTCGGTGTTCATGGAGCTTCTCGAGGGCGACAACATGGCCAAGTTCATCATCGGCTGTCTCCCGAAGGATCTCCAGGAGGAGGCTCGGAGGCGTCAGGCCGAGGAGACCGCCAAGAAGACCTCCGATGAGCCCTGGATCACAGAGAACCGTGAGCCCACTCAGAAAGAGCTCATGAGCATGACCCGAGAGCAGATGGCCAAGGTCATGCTCCGAAGGGTTTCCAGCAACTAACCATATTCAGAGAGGATCGTCATGCAGGAAGAGGTTATTCAGGATCTGCACAACAAGGTTCAAGCACTCACCGAGGCCGTTGAGAAGCAGAAGGAAACCATCGAAGGTCTTCGGATCATCCAGCAGCGTCAGCGATCCGACGTCCAGGGTGTTCGAGCAGAGGGTCGGACCTACAGCAGCATGAATGCTGAGGCGATCGAGGGTCTCCAGGATCAGATGAACAATCGGTTCGACATGGTGAACACTCGCTTGGACAGTCAGGCTTCGTTCATCAAGCGGGTTGCTGAGGCCAGCGAGAAGAACACCGAACTGCTGAACGAGCTTCTCGGGATCCTTCGAGGAAACCTGGGCAGGACCCATCCCTTCGGCGAGGCCGACCCGAACGAAGAGTAACACCTGCACGATATTTGGGGAGTCAGCAAGAGATGCTGGTGTTGTAGGGGTACGCCCACGTCTCTATTCCGGATGCTGACTTAATCACGACAGCCGAGGCCAGTCCCCCGTTCTGGCAAACATGTGCCCCACCCTCTCGCAAAATATTCATGGGTCATAATAGGACCCCACATCGACCAAAGGACCCGTGATGGAATTCAATATCGGCAAGAAGAAGATCACCATCAGCAAGAAGACCGTTGTCCGTGGTGCCATCACCCTCACTGCTGGTACTGGGGCTTACATTATCGTTCGACACGCCATCAAGGGCAACGTCAATTCAGAGAGCCTCAACCGACTCGGAAAGACGGTCGTGGCTGTGGGTACCTTCTTCCTCGCGAACACGGTGGCTGACAAGGTTTCCGACTACGCTGGGAAGTTCGTCGATGACTGCTTCGACGGGTACGAGAAGATGACCAACGCCACTCAGGAAATGATGGACGAGATCCGCAAGCAGAACGAAGCCGACAAGTCCTCGGTGGAGTAACCCCTCAACAAACTAGGATGCCAAGTGATACTCGGCCTCTTAGTTTTATCTTATGAACGAGGAACATAATGCCAGACGTCTACCCCGGAAACAGCCACGCGTCGAGACGGCGAGAAGCCGAGAGGCCCAGGCCAGAACGACCTGTCGCGCAGCCTGATCCGGAGCGCGAGGAGCAGAAGGAACGGAAAGTCCCAAAGGTCGTCACTGGCCGAGTGGTTCAGAGGAAGCGTAGCATCGGCAGTCGTCTTCGCGACACGTTCTTCTCTGGCGGAAAGGAGGTCGGAGAGCACGTTCTTCACGAGGTAATACTGCCTGCGGTGAAAGAAGTCGCTATGGAGGCATTCACTCAGTTCCTCGAGCGGAGCATCTGGGGGGACTCGGATCGTGGCGTTCGCCGTAGGACATATGGGTACGCCTCTAGCTCTCGTCCGAGCGGTCGAAGCGGTTATATTCAGTACGGAGGAAGCTCCACGAGTAACCGATTCACCAACGGTCGTGACGATCGCCGCGAGGAGCCTCGTTATATTTCTCGACGGGAGCGTAGCGGTTTCCAGCTGAAGGAGACCGTCTTCGAGACTTATGAAGAGGCTGACAACGTTCTCCGTGCGCTGGAGAATCAGGCTCAGGACTACGGAACTGCTTCGGTTGTCGACTTCTACGACGCCATCGACATCACTGCCGACTGGACAGATGAGCGTTGGGGTTGGCGCGGCAACGCTCTGGACAAGGCACGAGTAAGGCGCGTCGGTCGAGGCGAGTTCGTCATCGATCTCCCTGCGCCTGAGAGATTGGATAACTGACCAAAGCAAGACCCCTCAAGGAAACGACTATGAACAGCACTGAACGTAAGCGGGAGGCCCTCAAGAAGGTATTTCGGGGCCGCAAGTGGCAGTACAAGGTAAACCATATGCGACCCGATCAGGTCATCGCAATTTGGTACGCTCTCCACCTCCAGAAGAAAGTGTAAAGGAACTCATATTATGAATCTCTCGGGACTCAAGACCGTGGTGACCAGTAAGCTGGGTCGCCAGGTTCTCACCGGAAAGAAGCACGCCCCTCTTATCCTGTTTGCCGTCGGCACGGTCGGTGTCGTGACGGCAGCAGTCATCGCCTGCCGGGCCACCCTCAAGCTTGAGGAGGTCCTGGACGAGGCCGACAACAACATCACTGAGCTGAAGGACCGTCGTGACTCCGAGGACATGACGGAGAAGGAGTTCAGTCGGGCTGCTAGCAAGGTGTACTTCAAGGCTGGTGCCAAGATCGCTGGTATGTACGCTCCGGCGGCACTGCTTCTTGCTGGCTCTATCGCGGCTCTTACGGGCTCTCACGTCATGCTGACCAACCGATACGCGGGCATGGTCAGTGCGTATGCGGCCCTTGACAAGGGTTTCAAGGCATATCGTGAGCGGGTCGTCGAGAAGCTTGGCAAGGACCAGGACCAGGAGTTCCGCTACGGAACTCAGGAGCTGGAGATCGTCGAGGAGGCTGCGGACGGTAGTGGTCCAGTCGTTAAGACGATCAAGCGGGCGGCGCCGACTGCAGACACGATCTATGCTCGATGGTTCGACAGTGGATCCAACATGTGGAACAAGGAGGCGGCCCTCAACTACGTCTTCCTGAAGTCGCAGGAGGAGCACTGGAACTACCGACTCGGTCTCAAGGGTTACGTTACGCTCAACGAGGTTTACGAGAACTTGGGCCTCCCGAGGAAGAAGTTCGGTCAGATCGTCGGCTGGACCAAGGACGCTCACCAGCGCGGTACTGGCGACGGTTACATCAGCTTCGGCATCTTCGAGGGTAAGACCGAGGGCGCCAGGGACTTCATCAATGGTTGGAACAGTTCCGTCCTGCTGGACTTCAACGTCGACGGCAACATCCTGGACGAGATCGACAAGCACGAAGTCTACTGACGGACATATCCCCATCCACAAGGGAGCAAGATGAACAAGGTAGTTCTGGCCTGCGCTGTCACGGGCGTGGTCACTAGTGCTTTGGGCGCCGCAGCGGGTTATATTCTCGCTAAGGAGAAGCTCGAGGCCGAATACAACCTCCGATTCGAAGAGGAGATGGCCAAGGAACTGGAGAACTACGATCGACGGAACAAGACTGGTCGATACGAAGATCTCGAGGCCCTGGCCAAGGAGCGACTTCCTCAGCGTGAGCCAAAGGTTCCCGAGGATGCTGCGATGATGGATTCCCGTCCACTGGAGCCTCCACTCAACGAGAAACAACTTCTCCAGACGGCTGAGTTTCTGAAGAAGTACAACCCTCCAACTCACATGCCCGAAGGCTGGGAAGAGTCAGTCGTGAAGACTCACGATGAAATCGACGAGTCTGATACGATGACCGATCGACCGGAGCCGTACATCATTCCCGTCGAAGTGTGGAAGAAGAACCAGAAGGGTTATGAGACGCCTCAGTTGTTCTTCTACTCGGGCGACAAGACCCTTCTCAATGCCAATGGCGATGTAGTCGATGTCGAGGACTACGTCGGTGGTCTGGATATTCTGTCCAAGTTCGGTCAGGGTTCGAACCGGATCAACTTCCTGTACGTTCGGAACGACCGGCTTTCTAGCGACTTCGAGATCGAGCACCTGGACGGGAGCTACGAGAGCTGATGAAAGAGCCGCTTGACGAGCTATATTTCCGATGGCTCTGCAGTCAAGTCGGCGAGGTCGAGGACAAGAATCCTGCCAGGTCTTACTGGAAGATTCTCAGGAAACTCTATACCACGGAGTTTATCTGGTTAATTCCGAATGATGACAACAGAGCTCAGGACGGACGGGATCTTCGATACGAGTTCGTCGACCAACTACGTATATCTGTACCAAGGGACTGGATTGACCTAGGGTGCTCGATGTTCGAGCTTCTTATTGGTCTGGCCAGGCGGCTCTCCTTCGAAATTGATGGGGAGCCGCACCTTTGGTTCTGGAAACTCGTAGAGAACCTTGATTTAGAACAGTACAACGATGGAGTGCCGTTTCCGGAAGAACGCATAGATTACGTTCTAGACGACGTTATCTGGCGTACGTATAAGCCCAATGGAAGAGGGGGACTCTTCCCTTTGAGGTCGAGAAGGCATCCGGATCAGCGTGAGGAAGAGCTGTTCTACCAGATGCAGTCGTACATCATGGAGAGGCTCTAGGGCGAGAGGAGGGTAGATGGATTTCTTCCAGATTGGTACGAAGGAAGTCCGTGGTAAGGAAGGGACGATCGAGATATTCCCAGACTTTACTGTCGGTCGTTCGACGGATCTGATGGTTCGCGGTGGTTTCTTCTATGCGATCTACGACCCTGAGACGAAGTTGTGGTCTCGGGATGAGTATGACGTGCAGAGGCTCGTGGACCAGAAGCTGGACGAGTACGCAGCCAAGCAGAAGGCCGCCGGAATCGAATGTAAGGTCAAGTATCTTCGTTCCTTTGGAAACAATGGTTGGGCTCAATTTCGCAAATTCATGAAGAATATTTCTGATAACAGCCATGAGTTGGATCAGAAATTGACTTTTGCGGATACCGTAGTCAAGAAAACGGACTATGCCAGTCAAAGACTTCCATATTCTCTGGCCCCTGGAGACCATTCCGCATGGGACAAGCTCCTTGGGAGGCTGTATGCCCCTGAAGAGCGAGCCAAGATCGAGTGGTCTATTGGAGCAATCCTGTCAGGAGACTCCAAGAAGATCCAGAAGTTCTTGGTTCTCTATGGTAAGGCCGGAACCGGCAAGTCCACGGTGTTCAATGTGGTGGAAAAGCTCTTCGAGGGTTACATCACCACTTTCGAGGCAAAGGCTTTGGTGGGGAACAACAACTCGTTCTCCACTGAGGCTTTCAAGCACAATCCGCTTGTCGCACTACAGCACGATGGAGATCTGTCCAAGATCGAGGACAACAGCAAGCTCAACTCGATCGTCGGCCATGATCTCTTTCGGATCAACGAGAAGTTCAAGCCCGGATACGAGACGAAGCTCAGTGCGTTTCTTCTCATGGGCACGAACAAGCCAGTGAAGATCACCGATGCTAAATCAGGAATCATCCGACGCCTGATCGACGCCCGCCCCACCGGCAATCTCTTCGGATCAAATGAGTACCATCGTCTGACCACAAAGGTGGAGTTTGAGCTTGGCGCCATTGCGCACCACTGCCTTGAGGTCTACCGATCCATGGGTAAGAACCACTATAACGCGTATCGTCCGCTGGAGATGATGCTCCAGACCGATGTGTTCTACAACTTCATCGAGTATAACATCGACATCTTCACCAAACAGGATGGCATAACTCTCAAGCAGGCATATGACCTGTACAAGGATTATGTCAAAGAGACTGGTGTCGATTGGCAAGTCCCTCAGTACAAGTTCAGGGAGGAACTCCGCAACTACTTCGATGAGTTCCACGACAGGTTCATGGTTGAGGGAGTTCAGAAGCGAAGTTACTACACAGGTTTCCGAAGTCTGTCCAACAAGCCTTCTGAGAAGAAGGAAGAAAAGATATTCTCGCTCACCCTCGACGAGACTGTCTCACTCCTCGACGAGGTTCTGGCAAATCAGCCCGCTCAGTATGGGAACAGTAAGGACAATCCCAAGAAATACTGGACGGATGATGAGCGATACATAGATGACGTGCTCAGGAAACCCGATCCTAAGCAGGTCGTGAACACAGTTCTGTCGGATCTTGACACCTCTCGACTCCATTTCGTCAAGACGCCTCCCCAGCATATCGTGGTGGACTTCGATCTCACTGATGAGAAGGGTGAGAAGTCTCTCGAATTGAACTTGGAGGCAGCATCTCTATGGCCCCCGACATACATGGAGCTCAGTAAGTCTGGTAAGGCGCTACATGCTCACTATACATACTTGGGCGACACTTCCAAACTTGCTCCAGTTTACGAAGACGGCATTGAGATCAAGGTGTATGAAGGGAATGCAGCACTGCGTCGTAGGCTGACTCGTTGCAACAACATTCCCATTGCGACGCTTAATGGTGGCCTTCCCCTCAAGGAGAACAAGAATATGCTCGATCTCAAGCAGATTCAGGGTGAGAAGGGGCTTCGAAGTCTTATCATCCGGAATCTCAACAAGGAGATCCACGGGGACACCGCATCCTCAATCAATTTCATCAACCATATTCTTGAGCGAGCATATCGTTCAGGAATGCAGTACGACGTCTCGGACATGTACTCGAATGTCCTCTCCTTCGCTACGGGCAGCACGAATCATGCACTCGACTGCATGAGGCTTGTAAAAAAGATGAAGTTCAAGTCCGATGAGGTAGCGCCGGTCAAGACTGCTCCAGTGAAGGACGACAGTCGACTTGCTTTCCTGGACACGGAGTGCTTCCCGAACCTGTTCGTTGTCTGCTGGAAGTTCCATGGGCAGCCTACAGTAACCTCGATGATCAACCCCACTCCTCAGCAGGTGGAGCGTCTCTTCACGCTGAACTTCGTCGGCTTCAACAACCGCAAGTACGACAACCACATGCTGTACGCAGCTTATTTGGGGTATGACAACCTGGCTCTGTATGAGCTGTCGAAGAAGATCATCGAATATAAGGATCGTGGAGAGGGCGTGCCCAACCCTCATCTGTTCGGAGAGGCTTACGGTCTGTCCTATACGGATGTCCACGACTACCTCTCGGACAAGCGGGGACTCAAGAAGTGGCAGATCTTCTATGGTCTCCCCCACAAGGAGAATCAGGTTGACTGGGATAAGCCCGTTCCCCCGGAGCGAATCCAGGAGATTGTCGATTATTGTTCGAATGACGTCACCTCCCTGGAGGCGGTGTTCGAGTTTCGCAAGCAGGACTTCGTAGCTCGGGAGATCCTTGCTGATCTGAGCGGTCTCACGGTAAACGACACCACGAACAAGCACTCCGGCAAGATCATCTTCGGAGATGACCCTAACCCTCAGGACAGCCTCGTGTACACGGACCTGTCTGGAGAGTTCCCAGGGTACAAGTACGAGGGTGGTAAGAGTACTTATCGTGGCGAGGACCCGAGCGAGGGTGGCTACGTCTACGAGGAGGAGGGGATGTATGAGAACGTCATCGTCCTCGACGTCGCCTCGATGCACCCCACCAGCATTATCGAACTGAACGCGTTCGGACCCTACACCAAGCGCTTCAAGGATATTGTCGAGGCTCGTCTTGCGATTAAGTACGGGGACTTCGACAAGGCTCGTGGTCTTCTGGACGGAAAGCTTGTCAAGCATATCGACAGCATTCTTTCCATTCAGGATCCAGACGAGCGTAAAGCGGCCCAGAAGGCTCTCTCCGAGGCTCTGAAGATCGTCATCAACTCTGTGTACGGTCTGACCTCGGCGAAGTTCACGAACCCCTTCCGGCACCGTCGGAATGTCGACAACATCGTGGCCAAGCGTGGTGCGCTGTTCATGATCGACTTGAAGCACTTCGTGAAGGAGCGGGGTTTCGACGTCGTCCACATCAAGACGGACTCGATCAAGATTCCCCTTGGCGATCGAGAGGACGGCGCCGATATCATCACTGAGGTGATGGAGTTCGGCAAGCGATACGGGTATACCTTCGAGCATGAGACGACTTATGACAAGTTCTGTCTCGTGAACAAGGCGGTCTATATTGCACGTCAGGGCAGTGAGTGGCACGCCAAGGGAGCTCAGTTCGCACACCCCGTCGTGTACAAGGGTCTCTTCACCAAGGAGCCGTTCACCTTCGACGATTACTGTGAGACCAAGCAGGTTTCCGTAGGCGAGATCTACATGGACTTCGATTCGTTGAAACCCATGGCTCTGGTCGAGCGCGAAGAGTCCGATGAGCTTCCGATGGGAGTCATCACCGGAGAAGCGGATCTGCCCGTCGAGAGGAACATGCACTTCGTCGGTCGGATCGGTCGCTTCGTTCCGGTAAAGGAGGGCTACGGCGGCGCCATTCTGTACCGTGTCGACAAGAAGAAGAACCAGAAGTTCAACATCGCAGGAACCAAGGGATATTTCTGGGTTCTCGAGGATCACGCCAAGGTTCTTCAGGAGAAGCACGGCAATGACTTCCTCGACATGTCATATTTCGAGAAGCTTATCGAGAAGGCTCGGGACGACATCGACTACTACGGTCCGTTCGCGGAGTTTGTGGCATGATCTCAGAAGGAGAGAAGGAAGCTCTTCGGAAAGAATTCGCCGAGGAAATGGCCGTTCGATTCGAGTGTCTGTCGGAGGGTAAGTATCCGGTAGACATGATCACCATCGAAGAGGCCGCTAGCTTTGCTCGGGAGACTGTTTGTCCGACCTGCGGGGAACTGGACTCGGAATGGTGTAATCGCCAGTGGCATCGTGCGAGGATCGTTATCCAGGAGCGGAGTCCATGAAACACCCGGTTCTCCGACAGGCATTTCGATATAACGTCCTGCTTGCTCGATTGGCGAGTCGTGAGATGTGGGAGGATCACCGAAGGGTCCGACTGGCATGGATGCAGTTCATGTCGGTGGTCTACAACACGGACGAGAGATTGTACTACCAAGCTCTTGTCTTCGCCGATCGAGGATATGCAGTTGGACTGAGCAGTCAAAAATAATCACCCCTCTAAAAAAGACAAGGACCAATCATGGCAACCAAGAAGGAGAAGCGCGCCAAGGCCCTCGCGTCCCGTGACGCTTTCATGGCGAAGTACCGAGCCGATGGTCTGGCTGCTCTCAAGGCCGATCAGGATCGTCGTGAGGTTCTCAAGGCGGAAGAGAAGGCGGAGCTGGACAGGAAGAACCGGGAGATGCTCAAGGGTAAGTCGGCCAAGTTCGTTCGGATGGCAAAGAACGGGAAGACTCCCAAGCACGAGCATGAGGAGGCTAAGGAGGTCACTGTCGGAGAGTACCTTGAGGCGGTCGACAATCTCATGCCGCTCTTTGCAGGTCCGGCGTAAGACTCATGTTGCCGTTCTTTATCGGCATGTACTGCGGGGAGAAGTGGTACCGTCCTTCGAGTTGGAGGCGGTACCCTCTCTTCCGTATTCTGAAGCCACCAAAGGCAAGTAATCCAGGGTTCTCAATTGGTCCTGTACTTGTCTGGTGGTGCGGGCATCGTAGGGTTCGTTGTATCCACGGAGACGAAATCATTTCTACGATGAGACGGGTCTTCAACTCGAATGGCGGAGAGGTGGCTATAGTTCGATGCGTGGACTGTGACAAACCTCTCTACAACCGATCAAGACCCAAGAAGTGTACTGCAGGTCGTATCACTTTTCACTAAGGAGCATTAGTGGCATACACACGCCACGGACATCATATTCCAGGCACCCCCAAGACCGGAGTTATTCCGTTGAGGGTCCGCAATTGCGGGGGAGTCCGGAAGTGTGTTTCCTGTACAACAGAAGCCGAGAACGCCAAGAAGATCTAGAGGTATGGGATGGCCTTCACAAGACACGGGCACCACATCATCGGATCTATCAAAAGCGGGGAGCGACCTAAGGTCGTAAAGCGCTGCGGTGGTCCTCGTATGTGTGATCTCTGTAGGGAAGATAAGAACAAGTTCTGGGAGAAGTACAACGAGCCTCTCTCCAGGGAGTCCAAACTGGAGTTCGAAATCCAGGGGCGTAAGAAGGCCAAGGGTATCGTCGAGAGCTTTATTTCCGACGGCTTGACTTCAGACAGTAAGAGTGTCGACGTTGAAGCCGAGGTCCTCAAGTTTCTTCGAGTCGGAGATAACTGGAAGGCGATTCTTATGGCCAACAACGATGACAGCATTCTGTATGACGTCATCTATCTCAATGAGATGAAAGTGGCCGAGGTGAGGATATTCACGCCTACTGATCGTATCGTAGTGAGGGACGGTGGTTGACATGGCCGAAGAGCCTAAAGAGATTCTTAAGCGTCGAGATGCGAAGAAGCTTAAGCCTTCAAGGGTCCGGCAGGTGTCTGACTCTCAGATGCTCGAAATCGATCGACAGGCCCGCGCTTACGGTTGGGAGATCGGTCGTGGTCGCTCCATGGACGAAAAGATCGATGCCAGTCCAGACAATCCGTTCTTGGATCCCGATTGGCGCGATAAGCACAGCCTTTCAAAAGGATTGTGACGGATCATGGACCAGACATACAAGCTGATTATCGATCCCACGGTCCAAGCAGTTCCAATCACTCCGGAGACCATAGACTGGGCGGCTGGTTGGTGCAAGGGTCGTACGGCAAAGACATTCGATCCTGACAGTCAGATGGACAAGATTCTGGGGGTTCACGTCGTCACTCAGAACGGGGTCAAGCTTGCCAAGTGGGGATGGTACATCGTCAAGAAGCTGAGTGGAGACTTTCGAGTCTACGATCCTCGGGACTTCGAGAGGAAGTACCAACTTGTGGTTAAGGCGGAGTCATGACTCGAATTGTTCCGTTGGTCATATACACCGACGGAGTGAAGAAGGTCGTAGGAGAAGCACGGATTCGAGAAGACGGAACCATCGTTTGTACTATCCAGTCTGGAGAGATTCCCGGACTGGAAGAGCATATCTCGGGGACTGCGATCGAGGCTACATTTCACTCTTTCTCAGTAGGATACCTGCCCGCCGCTCAGGAACTCTGTTACAATTGCGTCAAGCAGCAATGCGACTTTGGACTTAAGTTCCGAGACTGCGTATGCTGTCAGAGGGGCCACCGTATATGACTCAGATGGACCGAACCCCCCAGGGCCCATCTGATGAAGATCTCAGTAAAATCATTGAGATCATTCACAAGCGCTTCGGTCGAACCCCTACGGTGGATGAGCTTATCCAATTCATCTACGGTGACGACTGGGAGCAATTCGTTATTTGGAACAAGGAAAAGGCAGGATTCAAGTGCGTGATCGCAATCGAGACGACGTAACCATCCAGGAGACAAACTTCCCCTTCGCTCCTAACTTCAGGGGCGGGCCGGATCGATTCAACCCGAAGGGCGGAAAGCGTTATTTCTCTATCGCTCTGACGGAGGAGCAGGCTCAGGAGCTGAAGGCCCAGGGCTGGAACGTCAAGTGGCCCAAGCCTCGACTGGACCCGGACTATGACCCCGAGCAGGACTCGCGTACCCCCCACCTCAAGATCAGCATTCACTACAGTGAGCGATCTCAGCCTCGAGTTGTTCTGATTACTCCTCGTGGGCGCCGTGGTCTTCCCGAGGACTTGATCGACGTCATTGACACGATCGACATCGAGTTCGTGGACGTCACGTTCCGTCCGTACGACCACCAGATGAATGGTGGCGGCCGTACCGCATATCTCAAGGCGATCTTCGTGAAGATGAGGGTCGGTGAGCTGGACGCGAAGTGGGGGCACCTCCCCGAGGACGATGACAACCCTCGAGCTCTCTCCGCTGGTTTCGGAGACATCGACCTCTCCGACGTTGTCGAGGGTGACGTCCTGCACGAGTACTCCCATCGAGAGATTGGTGCTTGATGCGGGAATTTCAGGCCATGCTGGCTGATGAACAAGTCAAGGCCAAGAAGGTCGCAATCCAAATGATCGTTGATCATCTTGATGCGATCGGCGAGAATCCCGTCGGAGAAGATCGAATTGTTTCTCTGATGTTTGCCCAAGTGGAATCTGGTGCGTGGAAGATGCTTCTTACTTCTCTGCTTCCTGAATCAAGGTACTACGAAGTCATCCATATTCCAGGGAACATCGGTCTTCCCCCCGTGACCAATCTCAGGGTCTCTAGCCTGGGACCAGTCGTTCTTCGAAAAGAAGAATAGACCTCGCAATATTTACAAGGACTATAATGAGACGGAGACCCCTAAAAAGGTCTCCTCTCTTTCTTTTCACCCCTACAGTGAGGACCCATGGATATTCAAGCCGAGACTTTCGTCAAGAACGTCCTCTACGTTTCGGCCATTCGAGTCACCGAAGAGAACATGACTGCTCTCGCAGCTTGGGCGAAGGGTCATATCGGTCTCACCAACGACGCTCAGAAGCGACGTTATATTATGGTTCCTCTCCACGGCAAGAAGAAGCAGGAGCCAGCATACTCCGGGGACTGGATTGTCAAGATGAACAGCACTTATCGAGTCTACACGGACAAGGCTTTTCACGAAAGCTTCCACCGTCCTGGAGATCGGCGTCCAGTCCCGAACTACAGTAACAAGACCGTTCGAGAGATCTTGGACGACTCGATTCAGAAGGAGCGAGGAGAGCTTCGACACGCACCTTCGAAAGCAAATCGAATTGCGGAACGCGTCATGAAGCCCGAAGTCGACGACGATCTCTGCGAGAAGCACGGCGTTTCGATTCATATTCACGAGCGTGAAGGGATCGATTACTGATGAAGACCCGTACCAAAACCCCTACACAGTAAGGACCAATGATGCCCACGGATATTCCTATGGACTGGGTCCACAAGCACCATTTCCAGAAGGTTGAGACCGAGGATCTCATATTCGGCGCCGATCAGCTCGAGGTGGGGATGATCGTCTTGACCGAGAATGACGACCGTCGAGTTGAGGTTCGTCCTCTGTACCCAATACATCCTCTGATCGATCTGAGTCTCAAAGATCAGCAAAGGGCTCGGAAGCACAACCGCTGGTGCAAGATCGTCGAGATCCGAATTTCGGAATACGAGTCTCATTTTCTGGGAGAGTACTGGGATGGAAGCAAGTTCACCCATCACCAGCCACTTGAAGGGCCCGGATGGTATGTCAAGCGAGACAGCATCCCCAATAAGATCGATCACTCAAGCTGTGTCATGCATCGGGATCTCAACAAGGGTGGACCTTGGCGGTGCGACAATCAGGATTGCCCGAAGGTCGGGGGGAAGATCTGGAATTACCCTGGGAAGAAGCTTGATCTCGATGGGATCAAAAAGAGTCTCGAAGCTGGATTATTTGAAGCAATCCGAGCCAGTCTTCCTACTGGTGTCATGGGAAAGACAATGTTCGACAGGAAGTTCATCGAGGACATCGTGACTATCCAACTTCGAATCATCCATGACAAGGTTTCGGTCTTCCCTAAGATCTGGGAGGATCCTCTGCCAACCGGGAAGTTTGACAAGAGTCTTCTTACTCAGCAGTTGTCATATCCTCCGGGCGCCACGGAAGTAAGGGATCTTTTGGAGCTGATCAAGAATTCCGAGGCCAAGCCGAATCTGAAGCATCTGTCTCGGGACGATTCCCCGACCATGATCGTTAAGAACGGGTATATCATCGGGGATATCGGCATCGGAGAATGGACTGTGGACTTCACGGAACCCGTTCTTCGGCCGAAGATTTCCGGAGATATTGTCATCGGAGATCCGAATCATGTTCCTCTCCCAATCACTAAGTTCGAGTACTACATGGACGGAGAGATCTGGAACAGGGACCTTGAGGCGGGTCATCGATGTAACGACAAGTGCAAGGTGATGACTTTCGAAGAAGGTAGCCTCCTGGTAGATAGGCGGAAGGCTGTTTTCTACCACGTCAGCGCCGAAGCTATCAAGGCTGCACTCAAGATCAAAACGACCGATTCTCCAGATATTCTGTCCGCCAAGAAGGACGCAGATCCCGATTTGATCGGGTAAAAATTCCCGGTGGGGCATTTTCCCACAAACTCTTCAAGGAGTGATGGTGGACGAAGAAGATATCCCTCTGTCCAGTCAGGAAGTCCGAGCGGCATTCCAGATCGACAGCACGATCACGGATCTGGAGTTCCTCGACTTCTGGGAGTCGCTGACCACGGCGCAGAAACTGGAGTTCAGAGCAAACGCTATTCGGATGGGATTCCTCTCCATGGGTCGTGTGGTGTTTCGATTCCCTAATACTTACGCCATGACTCATGGGCTTGCATGATGTCCTCAATTAAGCCCACTCTATGTCCAGTATGTATTAAAAATCTGCATACGCCCAAGCATCGTAGAGGTATATTTGCCTGTGATTCACACGGACATTACTATTCCGTAAGTTTCAAAGGCTTCGTCTCGTATAAATGGTATGCGTACAAGGACTCGTCTGAGCGAGTATAAACAGCCTTTAGGCTCAGAGCGGTTTCCGGTGTCGCAGCAACCCTATATTCGCCTTGTGCTGAAAGACGCATATCGTGATGATGGACTGAGCGACTTAAAGCCAATGATAACGCCGGAAACGTGGGAATCCATCCCTACCCCTACGGTACAAGGAGACAAAGATGGACCAAGTTAGCGTGTCCTACGTCGGACAGTACTACAAGATGGACCCGCAGATCGAGGACCTTATTCGAGGCTCTGATCTGAAGAACGGCATGGAGGTTCTGAGTGCTGAAATCCAGGATAAGGTGCCTCTTGACGAGTGGACGCAGACCAACGCCGAGACCTTCCGAGAGCACCTCAACAGCCTTCCAGCACATACTCGGCACAAGGCTGACAAGAACAACCGGTGGATGATCGTCTCGGATATTCAGAAGACCAAGTATTCGATTGGTTATTCGTTCATTGGGACGTACGCCGACGGTACGAAGATGCTTCACGATACCAGTGCCTTGCAAGTCTGGTACGTCAAGAAGGCCAGCATTCCGGAAGTTCCGATCCCACTCGTAAATCTCGACACGGATCTGGACACCGCGATCTACGAGACTGTCAAGGAAGCACTTCTTCGGTTCGACGCGAAGAAGTACCATGGCGCTCCGATCGACGTTCTCGGTGATGTCAACGTTCTCGTCGAGAAGATACAGAAGCTCCTCAAGCACTACCCCTTGGACCACGAGATCGTCCGGATTGAGAATCTGGAGGGTCGTATTCGCAAGATCATCGGCGATGTGGTCACTGAGACGACGAAGATCCTAATGGATGTGGATGAGAACAAGGGACTTGAGAAGGGCGATATTCAGAGGCGGACTCTCGGGATCCTCAACGATGGCACCAACAACGTTCTGGAGATCTTCGGTGCCATTCCGGAGCTGTCGGATGAGGACAAGAAGAACATCGAGGACCTCAAGCCGATTCAGAAGCCTCGTCGTGAGGCTCGGCTCTACCACGAAGGTGCCGACGGCTGTGGAGCGGTCGAAAACAAGAACGGGATCGTCCACATTCACCGAGGAAACTGCCCGCAGAACACCAGCGGGACCGGGGAGACTCTGAAATGACGATCGAGCCAAAGAAGGTCTCCGGAGTCTTCCAGATCCACTGCAAGTGCGGAACAAAGTTCTACGTTCCGACTCTCGACAATCCCGTGTCTTGTTTCTCGTGCTACCGAGTGTACAAGATCACGGTGGAGGTCATGGAGTAGATCGAACAAGCTTGGATGTGGGACGGACTTCGGTTCGTCCCTACTCCTGGAATGTTCGGTATGGATATTCCTGCACAACCCCTACACCCCTCCATAAGGAGTAGCAAGTGGACTTCTGGTTCATTCTGGCGCTGATCGGCGCCGTCCTGACAGCAGTTGCGTTCTCGAAGCGGAATTCGCCAGTGATGGTGAAGGGACGGCCGGAGTACCCGTCGAGGATTTTCTACAAGATCTTCGGTGGTGCGACACTACTGTTCTTCGCCCTGAGCCTGTTCACGATCACCGGCACCAACAAGGTGGACCTGGTCACCTCCTTCGGGAAGCCAACCACCGCGTTCGCCAACGGGTTCAATTGGAAGGCTCCGTGGAACACCACCACGGAGTTCGACGGTTCTCGTCAGTTCCTTCGCTTTGAGGGGAACGGAAACAACGAGGAAGGTCTCGAGAAGAAGGTCTTCCCCTGTATTCAGGTCAAGCTGGCGAATCAGGCTCGTGCCTGTGTCAGTGGGACAATCGCCTGGCAGATGAAGGCGAACACGGAGGACGAGAAGCTCAACGCGGTGGAGCTGTTCAAGACTTATCGCACCTTCGAGCGACTCACGAACAACTTCGTCTGGAACTCGGCTCGGAAGGCCGTGGGCGAGGCGTTTGCGGATCACGATCCTCTGGACGGGGAGAAGAACCAGGCACTGTCCGACCTGAACCGACTGGCATTCATGCAGCTCGGTGCGGAGTTCGACGGTGAGCTGTCGATCATGGCGGTGGACCTGACTTCTCCGGATTACGACGAGGCCACGGACACCGCATTGAACGCCATGCAGGCGCAGAAGGCGAAGACCAAGCTCGCCGAGGAAGAGCTGAAAACGAACCAGGCCAAGGCCGCCGCTAACAATGCGCTGGCGGCTTCCGTGCAGAACCCGGCGGTTAACGTCGCGAACTGCATCCAGGCTGCGATTCAGCTCAACCGGGAGCCGGGATACTGCCTCATGGGCAGCGGCTCGGTGATGGTCAACGGATCCGGTACACAGAAGTGATCGAGGTTCTTGTGACGCTGCTCTTTATGTTGGCAGTGTATTGGATTCTCGGCATGATCGACAAACTGTAAGGGAAGTGGGTAGGAGTTCACTGGTAATGGACTCCTGCTCCCTTCTAGGTTAGTCGAAGCGTTGGGTTACAATCCTGACGGTGGCGAGGTAGATTGGAATGCCGGGGGCCTCCGGCTATCAAGTCACGTAGTGTGGAAGGTTGCACGCGACTAGCCCAGTGGGGAGCAGGGATCGCCCTGTAACATGGCCCCAATCAGTACAACGAAAGGAATCGTCATGAACGACGAGACCCAGGTTCCGGAGAACGTCCTCCAGCACGACGAGAACGCCGTCGAGGAGACCAACGAGGGTACGACGGTGGGTTCCGACAGTGCTCAGACCATCACGGTGGACGACGCCGTGAACGCTGAGGACCAGCCGAACCGCTGATAGACCCCTCCCGTCCAGGCTTACTTAACCAAGGGAACTTTCACTGGTCCGCCTAAGGTTATTGTATTGTTTGGACGGGAGGTCTACGGGGTTATACCGGTAATGGTTTGCCGGGACCAAGATCGCCTTGGTTGGAGCGGACGCGCTCCTGAAGGTTCGAATCCTTCTAACCCCACGCAAGTTACCCCTCCGTACCACTATGTTAAGGACCCAACATGTCGGTTAAGGTCCCTCAGCACATCCAGTCCGCTGCGTCCGAGAATGCAGAGGTGCATCTCCGGAACTTCGAAGGCTTTCCTCCCCACAAGGGGAAGCGTGCCACGGAGTACAAAGTGGTGAACAAGCCCCTCACCTGCAATTTCTGCATCGAGATCGCCGAGGAAACCCAGCCTCCGAAGACGGAGATTGCTCCCCAGATTCGAGAGGAACTCGAGGATGACGACAGCCGCCCTGAGACCGTCACCTACCGAGTGACGTTTGACCAACTCGACCCCGAGACCAAGAAGATCGTTAAGCAGATCGTCGTCGAGAATGTGGAGGCCGAAGGGCCAATGGGCGCGATAGAGATCGCGGTGTCGGATCACCTCCGGGTTACCGTAGTCCAGGAGAAGAAGTTCGTGTTCAACCCTGGAGAGTAAAGCCGACTTCCAGCTATGCCGTCCGGAATGACGTTAAACTACCACGGAGACATACCGGTAGGGATTGCCGGAGTCGAGTTGGTTTCGTAGGGGTGCGTCCTACTCGATTGGCGACCGTGTGCGCCTGAAGGTTCGAATCCTTCTGTTTCCACCATTCATATTCTAACCCCTATGAGAGGAGTCAAGATGGCTTGGCTTGCAGTTGGCGCGTTCATTCTCCTGATGATCGTTCTCATCGAAAAGGAGCGACTCTGGTCGTTTTCCTTCTGCGTGGGAATCGCAATCGGAGGATATTCGCACTACAATCTCGATCTGAACTGGTGGATCTCCATCGGTGCGGCACTGTTCTTCTGGCTGTTCATCGGATGGGTTCTGGACGAACTCATTACGAGGAACGGGTACTGAAATGCCCGATGGATATTCCATGCGAGAGATCGAAGAGGGCAAAAGCTTCGAACTTCAGATGATTGGAGAGAACGCGAAGACCCTGTTCCACACTCCCGAGTACGGCAAGTTCGACATCCGCCAGTGTCCGATCTGGGCGATCCCCCAGTTGGCTGAGCTGAAGCGGCGCCTTTCAAACATCACGCACGAGAAGATCAACCAGCGCAAGGTCACCTTCATGTCGTTCCAGGTCGTCGAGGGGGTTCAGGGACCGCACTACGGACGCTTCGTCGTCGACATCCCCGGAGACGACGTCTACTACGGCTACCTCCACGGGGACCAGATGAACGACTACAAGCACCCCTGGCTCATGCCCATCCTGACCAACCCGGACTACCAGCACGACACCAGCGACGCCCTCTAGTAGAAAGAATACTCCTAATGTTCGCCCCCAAGCGACTGAACTTATCGGCTCACCGAACGATGTCCTGGAGGAAGGCGGCGGGTAGTAAGTCTCGTCGCCCATCCTATGGTTGGACCAAGAAGCAGCGAAAGTTTTATCTGGGTCCACTGAACGTCGGATCATAATCACCTCTCGGGGTGGAATCACAAGGAGGGGTAGGGGTTCTGATATCTAGGATCCCTACCTCTCGAACATCCCCTCTGATTTTATTGAAAGTTGCTCAGGAACATGGACTACATCAGCACGCTCCCCGTTAAGGTTGTCGACGACCGTACCCCTATATTCGATGAACTCGTCGAAGAGAACCGCTGTCTGGTGTTCAACATCACGCTAAACGTCGGACTACATATGCTGGAAGGAGATGGTAATGCTGGGAAGAAAGCGTAACCCCTACGATCTGGACGTTCTCGGAATCATCTTGGTTCTGTGTCTGATGAGCTGCTGCATCGGCGCCGGTCTCGCTTACGGGATCAAGTGATCGCCAAGTACGTCAAAAGTCGGATTTTCGAATTGATGGAGGAATTGAACAATGTCCGAAGAAAACAAGCAGGAGCACAAGGAAGCCGACCAGGATCTTACCCTGGCCGCGATCGTCCACAACAACGTCACTGCTTCGAAGGAGGCCATCGGGCTTTTGGAGAAGAGTCTGGAGGGCGGAGAGGACGTCTACTCTGTTCCTCGGGATATCCTGACGGCAATCAAGGAACTTCTCGAGACCAACGTCAAGATGGTCACCGAGATGTTCGAGGAGAACCAGCAGTTCCACGAGCAGGCGGAGAAGTGGCAGAAGCTTCGGGACCAGGGTCGGAATAGGGGGTCCGATGTCGGAGAGTGACAACGAGCCAGTCTATATCACCATTGAGAATGGTCGAATCACACATCACCCCGAAACGACTCGATCGAAGCTTCTGATGCTGGCGTTCTATTCGCACCCTCAAATTAGGGCAAAGCTTCCGAATGGAACGTATATCTTCAATTCACTGAAGGTGGGAGACGTTACCGAGACCACCTTCAGAACCTTTGCTGAGTCGAATGACTACGTGAATTACCGCTTCCGAAAGGGTCCAGGGGAGAACAGTCTGGAATTTGAGTGGACCGAGAACGTTTCGGTAGACGTTCTGAATTCCAAGTACGACTGGATTAACCCCTGGAACTTCTTCAAGTTCATGGCTTTCATCGTGTTCCTCATCGCGTGGACCTGGGCAGCATTCGACTAGCCTCTACAAAAAGATCGGAGCCAGATGATCCCCTCAGTTATCTGTCTAGCGATTCTCATAGTCACATTGTTTCTGATGCGACGCCGTCAGCGTAAGAGGATCCTTCAGCTCAAAACGCAGCACTGGAAGTCTCGGATGACGGAACGAAAGCTAACGTACAACCGAGCTTGGAAGGATGGATACGAGTTCGCTAGGGCCTGGCAGGAACTTGGTACATCAGGACTTATCCGATCGCATGGGGATTCGCAGAATTAACAACGCCTATAATGAACCCCCTACGAAAGGAATTCGAAATGAGTACCCCCAAGACCCCCACTGCCGTGATCCTCACTGGTCACTCGGTTACCGCTATCGCTGCGCTCTCCACTGTTGGAGTCGTGACGCTGGCTGCTACCGTTGGTGCCATCGGAGTGATCGTGTACGTGAAGTACCAGGACAAGAAACTCAAGAAGAACGCCCAGAAGTAAGGAATGGAGGGGCCCTAACACGGCCTCTCTTTTTGCCTTTTCGCACTTTCTACAAACCCTATAATGAACCCCTACGAAAGGAACCGTCATGACCGAGATGGCCTCCAGGCGCCTCGACGACCTCCGTCGTTCATTCCTACTGAACAAGAACACTGCTGAGCGGACGTTCGCCAAGTCCATGGGACAGCCCACCATCACCGCTGAAGATGCCAAGCTGCTCCTGCTGACCGCGTACGCCAACCAGACAATGCTTCTTTCAATGATCAAGGAGCTGAACGACTTGATCGTCGCCGAGCGCAAGAAGACCTTCTTCCAGCGACTGTTCAAGAAGTAAGGATTAAGAAGAGGGTGCCCTACAAGCACTCTCTTTTTGAGTTCTTTTCGCATTTTTTACAGACCCTATAATAGACCCCTACACAAGGAGAAGTACGATGAACCGAGTCATCCGCGCTTCCGAGACCAACGTCGACATGATCGTCGCCGAGACCAACCTCACCCTTCTGTCCGTCCAGAGCAACATCGCGTGCCACCTCGCCGACTTCGAGGAGTATCCGATCGTGTTCCTGAGCGGATCGAAGGGGGAGGGTAACCTCGTCGTGACGTACAAGCACACGTCGGACTTCGAACGCTACTACCCCGGAATCAACGTCGCCGACACCGAGTTCGTAAACGTCGCCCGCCTCAGCCGCTAAGCTGAGAGAAGAGAGTGTATACAAGCACTCTCTTTTTCGCATGTTATACAAGTCCTATAATGAACCCCTATGAAAGGATTTGTAATGTTCGAGATCATCAGCATTGCTGCACTCATCGCTGTCGTTTCCGCAACCATCATCGTGACCAACCTCTACCACCTCAACCGGACTGAAAAGTTCGCCCAGGCTGCGTACAAGGCTGGCTACGAGGCGGGCATGAAGAAAGGCATCGAGGAAGGGCAGAACCGCTGGCTTGACCGCGTTCCCGACGAACCCACGTATTTGTGATTCAGAGGGGAGCCCAACAAGGGCTTTCCTTTTGAGCTTCATTCGCATTATCTACAACGCGTATAATGAACCCCTACCTCTTAGGAGACCCCAGTGAAGATCAAGCGCATCGTAGCAGCTGAAATGAACACGGCGGACCTCCTCGACTTCGATTCCGTCCGTATCTGGATGGGCGCAATTGATTACACTCTGGACAATGGATTCCTTGACATGTACCGTCAGGCACTCCTGCGCACTAAGGTGAACATCTGGCTCGCTCAGAACGGAAAGTCGGTCGAGGGGACGTTCGACTGTTCAATGAAGTTCTACTTCGGCGTCTTCGGTCGCAAACTGACCGTCATCAAGAAGTAACATTCAGAGGAGGGCCCCGCAAGGGCTTTCCTTTATACTTGGGGGATTATTTTGAAAAGTAGACTCATTGTCCTTGTTTGTACTGGCCTTGCTATTCATGGACTACTGACCTGGATTCTTGTCGAGGAGCTGCAAAAGACAAGAGCCATGGAAGAAGCTCGCAAGAAGCTGTGGGAAGACTGTAAGCGGACATTGAATCAGATGATCGAAGACAATAAAATACGTGAGCGATTCTGGGAACAGATGAGGGCGGACTTTCCTGAGGAGTTCATGGACTCATAATCGCAATTTCTACAGGGGGTATAATGAAACCCACTCATGAAAGGACCCCCTCATGGAGATCGCACTCGTCAGCGTGGGAACCATCATCGTCCTCCGATTCCTCAAGAGCCTACTCGCCACCAGCGATCAGATCGACCGAATCATAGACGAAGAGGTTCCGCGACCGACCCAGGTCTACCACAACGGAATCCCTATCCGTAAGTGAGTAACGAAGATCTAGCCCCACATGGGCTATTTCTTTCGCACTTTATACAACCCCTATAACGAACCCCCTACGAAAGGATTCATCATGGAAGAAGTGCCAACTTGGTCAGAACTTCTCAAAGACAAAACTGTTCAGAAAGCTCTTCTGATCGTTATCGGTGTTAGCATCGCTAGCGGTCTGGCAAGTGCTGCTGTGCAGATCGTCGCTGAGAAGATGGCCGAGAAGCGAAAAGAAAAGATGACTCGTAAGAAGTGATTCAAGAGGGAGGCCCCACAAGGGCTTTCCTTTTGGGATCTCGCAGGTTTTACAACGCCTATAATGAGACCCCTACACATTTTAAGGATTTTAAATGTCTGTGAAGCCCGTCGCCGTCGTTATCGCCGCTATTGCCGTCATCGGAGCCACCGTCGCCCTCTACAACACTGTTGAGGAGATCAAGTTGGCCCGCATGATGCGTAAGATCGACGAGTTCGACAAGGACCTGCTCAGCAACAAGAAGACCGCCAACGTGTAATCCCCCTCAAGAGGAGCCCATTCAAGGGCTTTCTCTTTTTACCCCTCAAGGAGTTAGCAATGGCAACGCAAGTTCCATTCGAAGGTCCGGTTAAGCTTATCACAAAAGCGGATGGCAAGATCATCATCGAATCTTCCGTAAAGGAGGTTATGTCGTATCTCGAGAACCAGGATCCAAAGGACTACGAGAAATTGTACATCGAGCTTCCAAACTACTTCGAGCCCTATCGAATCTGGGTCGAGACCTTCATGAAGGTTTTTATCAACTCCCCTGTCGTGGCGATCAAGGAGAAAGTCAACCACCCTGCCCACTATAATAAGGGCAAGTACGAAGTTATCAAGGTGATCGAGGACTGGGATCTCGGGTTCCATCTCGGAAATGTGATAAAATACGTCGCCCGAGCTGAGCACAAGGACAACAACGTCGAGGACCTTGAGAAGGCTCTCTGGTACCTCAATCGTAAGATCCAGATTCTCAAGGGAGAGGTGGAGGAGTAATGCTTCCTGTACTTCACGCAATCAACAGCAAGGGCCGCAAGACGATCGAGCGTCTTCTGGTCAGTGACAACGGAATCCCCATCGTTCCTCCGAAGGGTGAGATGCTCTTCAAGAACGGAGAGCTTTACCGTGTCGATGACGTCGTCTGGGACTACGATGCCGGAGCGGTTAGAGTCGTAGGCGCAGTGGTCGATGCGGACGGAGAACAACTGCTGTGTCTCAGCAGCTTTCGTCACGAGCGTTTCGGTTCTTCAGATGAACACATCTTCCACGAGTGTGCGTATCGGAGGAAGGGACACCCGACGAACGAGTTCTCGCAGGGAGAGCTCCGACACCAGTGCGTCGGGTGCGATCTGCATTGGAGTGCAGAAGATGAGTGAGATTCAGGAAGAAATCCAAGTCGACTTCGTTAGAACCTACCTGGAGCTGATGGAGCGCGCTCTAATCAATCCAGACGCCACGGTATCCATGGCAGATGCTCGAGAGGTTGTGGAGCAAGTCCGCTCCCGCAACCGCTTCGAGCGGATGATGTACGCGTTCATGATGGTCGTGGCGGATAGAAGTGACGATCAAGAAATTCGAGTAGTTCTCTCCGAGCCCATGCTGGACTTCGTCCGAACAGTCCACCAGAAACATCAGCGTGCAAAGCTGTACAAGGGAGGAAAGTGTCCGGAGCTTCTGGGACTTCCTATCGTGGTCAAGGACGTAGGTGTTCCTAGGATGGAGCAGATCTGGAAGGTGGTTCACACCATCCAGGGTTCTGATGGTGGCTGGTATGAGACTCGGCGCCATGTGGACGGGTACCTCGACATTCGGAAGGTGGAGAAGCCGTGAAAGTCATCTTCGAATCTGTCAATTTCGCGACGAATCAGACGTTCCAGAAAGACCTCTTTGAGAAGGCCAGGGATCTCTACGAGGCTCTAGAGTGGAGGCTCTACGGCCGGAAGTGGGGTCCCCCGAGGGAGCAGCTGGGGAAGATCGATGGGTGAAGTATTCTGGACCATGGTCCATGAGGATGACGAGAAGCCATTTCTGGAGTTTGAAGCTGCAGACGACGGGCAGTTCGACCTGAACTTCTACTATGGCCGTCATGGATTCGAAGTGGCGGAGGTTGGGTTTACTAGGGAGGATCTTCGCGGTCTTGCCGAGGCCATTCTGGATGTTCTGGGGGACTGATGGATCGCGCATTAGTTCGTAGAGCAGTTCGAAATGCCATTCTCAACCACATCATGAACACAGAGCCCCATGTTCCTGGAGTCGACATCGCCCAGAAGGTCGATGGGCTGACCAATGCCGTTATGGCGAAGCTCGAAGTATTGGATGCGACCGTGTTCGAAAGACCTGGAAACTACGGATCTATTCACTGATGGACGAGAATCTCGCGAGGGTTAGTGACTACTATTCCGAGATCAAGTACGTCTTCCATCTCCAGCATAACAGAATGTCCCGCACCGTGGTCATGGCGGAAAACTCACCTCTCGAGAAGAAGATCGAGGAAGCTCTCCAGGGCGGTAAGTGCGGCGTGCTTGTCACACTTCTCAAGATCCGTGTCGACTCCAAGAAGCCCGAAGAGACCTACATCTTCTGCGAGATCGACGAGAACGTCCCTTACGGTGAGGTACACGAACAAGTCAAGGAGGTAGGATGATCAAGACCGCCGCAATGCTCATGATGGACATCCCCAATGAGAAGCGGAGTTACCCCAAGAACCGTCGTAGTAGACTTCTACCGGCCGAGCCCTGTCTCAACGCGTACCGAGGATGCACAGGCAACACCAAAGAGAAGAATAGCGCACACGGTTTCTGTAGGAACTGCACCAATCGATACATTAAGCACGGGGACTCGTGGTATCACGCGCCTCGATGGGACCGCTGTCAAAGAGGCACGTGCTTTCTTCGTGGAACACCGGGGCATCCTTAGGGAGAGATGATGACTTTTACAATTCGTCAACAAGCACCTCAACATACTCGATACGACGAGAAGTCGGTAGAGAAGAATGTCGGAAGACAGATGACCCTTCGAATTCCGGAATTGAACGAGTCCAGGGTCTGTGTCATCAAGGCAGCAGAAGTCGTCGATGATGGACGGGCCATCGACATCACCTTCGTGATTGTTCCGGAGGCGTGATGGACAAGGAATTAGTTCAACGGGAGATCCGATTTACCATCTTGGCGGAGTTGGAATTCCGACTGCATGGTCAGGTTGCCGACATAAACGGGGTCGCCGATGTTCTCTCGGAGGTTGTCGTAAACCGACTTGAAGCTCTGCACGAAGCAGAAGAACGGAATCGTACAAAAGAACTGGAAGAGCTTCACAAAGCTAATGAAAAGTTCTGGAACAAGATCCTGAAAGGTGAGTAAATGGGAACTTATCTAGTCAAGATCCCGTTCAGCGTCACCATTCGCGATTCTCAGCACTGGACTCCTGAGAACCTTGAGGCCGCAAAGGATTGCACCGACTACGATGACTGGGCTGCTAATCGTCTCGAGGAGGTCATGCGTGCTGCCGGACAAGCCTTCGTAGACGCCAACCCTGATGTATATCGGCATCTCGTTTAGGAGTCCTATGGTATACGAGGTATTGAGTATTCTTGGCTTGTCAATCGCGAAAGGTAACCGAGAACATGTTGTAGAATTCCTTAGCCAACAACCGGATAAGGAAAAACTCACCGTGGTTCCCGATCATCAATACGACCAGGAAGTTTCGGCGATGGACTTCTTAAACGATGAATTCTGGAAGTTCCATATGATTGACAAGCACGGTTCATGACGATCCGTATCCTCATCACAGGCTCCAGAGACTGGGACGACCCTTGGACCATCCTTGAATCCTTCGAACGTTTGATGGATCTCGATGATGACGAGGTTGTCGTTCTGGTCTCTGGAGCCTGTGAGACCGGCGCTGACTATCTTTGTGAGTCGTTTGCCGAGATGCTCGGGTGGGTTGTGGAGAGACATCCTGCCGACTGGAGGAAATTTGGAAAGCGTGCGGGGTTTGTAAGAAACGCAGAGATGGTGAAGCTGGGTGCGGATCTGTGTCTGGCGTTCATCAAGAACGAATCGAAGGGTGCCACTATGACAGCCAACTTGGCGGAGAAAGCGGGGATTCCTACCAAGATCTTCAGAGACGGTGAACTGTTCTACATCTCTCTAGACCATGCTACTTATGGTCTGGTAGTAAAAGACGGGGTCGTTGTGGAAGCCCCACCAATCGCCAAGTGGGCTGTCGGGAAGACAGAGACCGAAGTGATGGCCTATCTGGAGACTAAGAAAGCCGAAATTGTCGAAGTAGACGTCAAGGGGGAGCGTCCGTTCCGTGGAGTAGAGCTACGTGAACACCAGCTAGAAGCCGTTGAGAAGCTCGCTAACGGACGAATTCTCTATGGGGGTGTAGGTGTAGGCAAGTCAATCACTGCTGCGGCCTATTACTGGAAGAATGAGAGACCTCGAGATGTTTACGTTATTACCACGGCCAAGAAGAGAGATTCTGGAGACTGGGAATCGGAGTTCATTCGGTTTGGTGTCGGCAAGGGTACCTCTACCGCAGGCGTACTTGTCGTTGACTCCTGGAACAACATCGATAAATACCGCAATGTCTACGGTGCCTTCTTCATTTTCGACGAACAGCGACTGGTTGGTTCTGGCGCCTGGACTAAGGCGTTTCTCAAGATCGCCAAGAAGAATCATTGGATACTCCTGTCAGCTACCCCAGGAGATACGTGGCTGGACTACATCCCTGTATTCGTGGCCAATGGGTTCTACGAGAACCGAACCCAGTTCAAACGAGAGCATGTGGTGTACAACACGTTCTCGAAATTCCCTAAGGTGGACCGTTACACCGGTGTGGGCAAACTGCTCCGCCTTCGAAATCAACTCCTCGTGCACATGCCTTACCTGCGAACCACTACAAGACACTCTGTGGAGCTACGTGTCGAACATGATCCAGAGCTACTCCGAAAGGTCGCCGTAGATCGATGGCACGTATACGAGAATCGGCCTCTTCGGGAGATCTCGGAGATGTTCCTCGTGATGAGGAAGGTCGTCAATTCGGACCCTTCGAGGTTGGAGGCAGTCCGTGGTTTATTGAGACAGCATCACAAACTGATCGTGTTCTACAATTTCAATTACGAGTTGGAGGCGTTGCGGACCCTGACCCAAGACCAACCGACGTCTTCTCGGCTGAATACGACGACTGGTTCCGCAGACACTACGACGTTTGCGATAGCTGAGTGGAACGGCCATAAGCACGAGGAGATTCCGAAGACTGACCGCTGGCTATACCTCGTTCAGTACACTGCAGGGGCCGAAGGGTGGAACTGTATCGAGACAAATGCCGTCTGTTTCTACTCGAAAAACTACTCGTACAAAGTCTTCGAACAGGCCCACGGACGCATCGATCGGCTCAATACACCCTTCCATAATCTGTACTATTACCACCTCACAAGTGACTCTTTGATAGACAAAATCGTAGACAAATCTTTGAAGAGCAAAAAGAGCTTCAACGAGGCGAGCTACATTCGGGCACTTCAGGGCAAGAAGGGCCCTTTATAACGTAAAGGGCATACTGGTGCGAAACGGAGGGATCGGACCCAATATATGATACTATAGCAAAACGGACACCGAATCGGACATTTGGTGCACAGTTTCGAGAGAAGTTGATCTTGTCTAGTCAAATCCTAGAAAAATACCTAATATTAATATACGCGAATTGAATCTTAATATCTAGTTTATATAAGTAGATATTGAAGAACAAAATATTAAAAAGGTTTTGGCCATTTTTTGAGATTTTTGACTAGACAAGATCAACTAGCTTTTTGACGCTAAAACGTCACTTCGAGGAGGCTTCCCCTCCCCCTCGACCCCCCACCCCTTATTAACTGAATAGTAAGAAGGTTTTACCCCTCGTGGAAGAATGGCGTGAAATTCCCTCGTTCCCTGGCTACTCGGTTAGTAGTCAGGGTCGAGTCATGAACCACAAGTTTGAACGTCCCATGAAGCTTACTAAGAATCAGTTCGGTCTGGTTCAGGTCGGCCTCTTTCGAGATGGGTGTCAATACAAGCGATCGGTTCCGCTCCTTGTTGCGCAATCGTTCATACCCACTATGATGAAGCATTTCGACACCCCCATCAATCTCGATGGCAACCGAGAGAACAACAGCATCTTCAATCTAGAATGGAGGCCCCGCTGGTTCGCAAGAGCATATTTCAAGCAGTTCACCCAACCCCCGAGAGGATACAGAACTCCTATCGAGCATGTGGAAAGTGGTCGAGTCTTCCCCACCTCTTGGGAAGCGGCAATCTACTACGGTCTTCTCGATATCGACATCATGTTCTCGATCATGAAGAGAACCTATGCATGGCCCGGATACCATGTGTTCAATCTTATCGAAAACTAGATATTGATTCGCATACTTTACATGGCCTATAATAGAAGGCAGGGGATGTGCCTACCTTCCCTATCATTTTTCGTGTTGAAGGGAGGTTCTCATGCGTAAAAAGCTTGAAAGTGAGTTCAAGTCCGAATTCCTTGGCGAGGTCCGGGAAATGTTCCCTGGCTGTCACATCGAGACTAACGGCACTGACTTTATGCAGGGGATCCCTGACACTACGATTTACTATGGTAGGTTCTGGGCCAAACTCGAGTTCAAGCGAAGCAAAACCGCAAGTAAGCGCCCTAATCAGGACTACTACATCGATATGTTCGATGAAATGTCTTACGCGCGCTTCGTTACCCCCGAGAACAAAGAGGATGTCCTTCGTGGCCTTGAACAAACGTTCCGACCTCGTCGGAACACACGCCACCTTCGGCGCGTCTAATTATCACTGGATCCGATACACCGATGACAAGCTCATCGATGTGTTCAACCAGAGGATGGCGATCCAGCGAGGAACTGATCGCCACGCTCTCGCAAGCGAGCTGATTCGACTCAATGTCAAACTTCCCGATACTCGACAGACTTTAAATATGTATGTCAACGATGGTATCGGTTACGGGATGAAGACTGAGTTTCTCATTGTTCCTCTCCCGTACTCGAAGTTGTTCTACGGCACTGCTGATGCTATCAAGTTCCAGAACAACCTCTTGAGAATTCACGATTTCAAAGACGGTATGATCGAAGCATCGATGGATCAGCTGAAAATCTACATGGCTTTTTTCTGTCTTGAGATGGAGCTCACCCCGTTCGAGATCGATGCCGAGCTTCGCATCTACCAGAACGACGCCATCAAGATGGTCTCGACCCAGATGAAGAGCGACCCCGACTTCTATCTGGATCCAGATGAGATCATGCACTTTATGCAGAAAGTCGTACACTTCGACCGACTCCTTCAGGAGAGAATCAGAATGGGGGCATCGTGATTGTTGATAAAGACGACTACCTTGCCCACTATGGCATCCAGAGGAAGTCGGGAAGATATCCTTGGGGCTCGGGTAAGGACGAGGAGACGCGTTCCCGCGACTTCCTGAGCACGGTAGCCGCTTTGCGTAAAAAGGGACTGACCGAGGTTGAAATCGCCAAGGGAATGGCCCTCTACACCGAAGATGGGCGCCCTTGGAGCACTACTGAATTCCGTGCGGCCAGGACCATGGCTAACAACATTCGACTTCAGGCCGATGAGGCTCGAGCTGTTCGAATGAAGGCGCACGGAAATTCAAACTCGGCCATTGCCCGTGCTATGGGTATCGGAGAGTCTCAGGTTCGATCTCTCTTGAAGAGAAGCGAACAGGATCGTACAGATATCCTCCAGGCGACCGCTTCTATGCTGAAGGACAAGGTCGACACCAAGGGCTACATCGACATTGGTACCGGCGTTGAGCATCGTCTCGGTATCAGCGACACTAAGCTCGCTACTGCGGTGGCTATGCTCAAAGAACAGGGCTACGTAGTTCATCCGGTTCAGGTTCCCCAACTCGGCACCAATCAGAAGACTACAGTCAAAGTTCTGGCGCCACCTGGGACCACCTACCTCGACGTCAAGAAGAACTACGATAAGATCCGACAGATCGAAGATTACAGCGAAGACGGTGGTAGGTCATGGACCACTATCGTAAAACCGCTCAGCGTCGATCCTAGACGGGTTAAAGTGGTATACAAGGAAGACGGTGGTGACAAGGCTGATGGTGTTATTTACGTCAGACCGGGCGTCAAGGACCTCGATATGGGCGGAAACAACTATGCCCAGGTTCGAATTGCGGTCGGCGACAATCACTATCTGAAGGGCATGGCCGTACAGAAGGCTGATCTCCCCAAGGGTGTAGATCTCATGTTCAACACGAACAAGAGTGACACTGGGGACAAGCTCGACGCCATGAAGAAGATGAACATTGACAAGGAGACCGGTACGGTCGACGAGTCCAACCCCTTCGGCGCCGTTGTTCGACAGATCAAGAGACGACTTCCTGATGGTAGAGAAGAAGCTACCTCAGCCATGAACATCGTTAACGATATCGATGACTGGGAACGCTGGTCTCGGAACATTCCTTCTCAAATGCTATCTAAGCAGAGTCACACTCTTGCTAAGACGCAACTAGCCATGGCGTACGAGAAGCGCAAGAAGGAATTCGACGCCATCATGGAGCTCAACAATCCAGCGGTCAAGCGTCGTCTTCTTGAGGACTTCTCTGAAGGAGCAGATGCAGCGGCCGTGCATCTGAAGGCTCATGCACTTCCGGGTCAGAAGACTCATGTCCTTCTTCCGATCAACTCCATGCGAGAGAACGAGATCTACGCTCAGAACTACAACAATGGTGACCGCGTAGTCCTCATTCGATTCCCGCATGGTGGCAAGTTCGAGATCCCTGAGTTGGTTGTGAATAATCGCAACCCTGAGGCCAAGAAAACCCTTGGCGATGCACCTAACGCTGTGGGTATCAACCACAAAGTCGCTCAGAAGCTATCTGGTGCCGATTTTGATGGAGATACGGTGCTTGTCATTCCCAACAACAAGGGTCTGGTCAAGCATGAAAAGCCTCTTAAGGATCTTGCTGACTTTGATCCTCAGATGTACAAGCTTCCTAAGGACAGCCCCATTAAGCGGATGACTGAATCCGAGATGGGTACTCAGATGGGCATGATTTCGAACCTCATCACCGACATGACCATTCGTGGTGCCACGAATGACGAGCTAGCTCGAGCAGTTCGCCATTCCATGGTAGTGATCGATGCTAAGAAGCATGAACTCAACTGGAAGCAGTCGGCAATCGACAATGGTATCTCTCAGCTTTCTAAGCGGTATCAGCCTGGAAAGACTCACGGTGGCGCCTCGACGTTGATCTCACAGGCCAAGGGTCGATTGGACGTCGTCAAGAGAACCCCCCGTGCTGCTTCAAAGGGCGGTCCTATCGACCCGGAAACCGGCAAGAAGGTATGGGAGTACACCACCGAGAGCTGGACTGACGCTAGGGGTAATGTTAAGCGACCTACTCAGCGTACCACCAAGCTCGCTGAAGCAGAGGATGCGCATACCCTGTCCTCCGGTACGGTCATTGAGACAATCTACGCGAATCACTCTAATGCACTGAAGGCCCTTGCTAACGAGGCAAGGAAGCAGTCTGTTCGTATTCAGAGTACCCCCTATTCGTCGGCTGCCAAGAAGACCTATGCCAAGGAAGTGGCCTCTCTCAACGAGAAGCTCCTTACTGCTCTCAAACACGCCCCTCTTGAAAGACAAGCCCAGATCATTGCGAATGCCCGTGTCGATCAGATCAAGGCATCCAATCCTGACATGGAGAAGTCTGAGCTTAAGAAGATCAAGAACATGGCACTAACCTCAGCCCGAATCAGGATGACTGGTGGGGTTGGAAAAGAGAAGGTAGAGATTACCGACTCTGAGTGGAATGCCATTCAAGCAGGGGCTATCACCAACAACAAGCTGAAGCAGATTCTGGACAATGCTAACTTGGACAGAGTCAAGGAACTGGCCACCCCTAAATCTAAGGTGACCATGACTCCTACTAAGATTCAGCGAGCAGCTCAAATGATTGCTTCTGGATTCACCCGTGCAGAAGTAGCGGCCCAGTTGGGTGTCTCTGTGTCCACACTGAGCGCCAACCTTAGTGAGAGGAGTTGATATGGAAGAGTACATGCTCACTACTATGGATAATCCATACAGCCCTTTCACTCAGTTCGATCAGTGGTTCGCTTTCGATACCCTACACAATTACAACAGCCTGGGTATCTTGGCAAGGGTGTATAGAGGTTCAGATGAGCTCTCTGATGCAGATCGAATCGAGGCCAACAACGCCGCGATCGATGAAGTAATCGAACACAATGTTCTTGGCCTTTGGACTAAGGTCTTGAAGCCAACAACAGAATAATAATTTAATAAAGGATAGGGGGGAGGGGGGTCCGCAAAATTAGACCC